TGATGGCAATTTCACATTAGATCTGGCGACTGCTACAAATTCTACGTTCGAAGTAAAATTCAAAGCTAAGCCTAAATTTTTAGGTACTAGACTAGCTAAGATTATTTGGGTTCCAGCTGTTTAATAAATAATTAAGAACTCGAAAGGGTTCTTTTTTATTTACATAAAATAATTCTTGACTTTTTTATAAGAGTATGGTATAATGTAAATAAGGAGTGATATGGTTATGAGTAAATATATATCTTTAAGAGGATTAGATAGTAAAGAGAAATTGAGAATAACAGCAGAATTAGCATGGAAAAAATTTCAGTTACATTTAACTTTGGTTGATGATGATAAACAAAAATATAAATATATTGATGATCAAATGTATTTTGTTGATATATACGGGTTCTTATATGATATATTGCCAATGCATATCATTAAAAGAAGTGAAAGTCACGATTTCCACAGATTTAGGAGAAACAAATTTGCTAAACGCAATAGAGAATTATTATTTATTTTGAATGGTTATAAAATACTTAATAATGAAAAATATATTAGCACACAACAAAAAGTAGATGTGGTTGATAATGATAATTATTTGAATAATGTTAGCATATCTGATTTAAATAGGGGGGTTCCAGTAATTTTCTCGTCTAATAATAAATATATAATTAAAAATATAAATACATTTCTAGTAAAAAATGACTGTAAATCTGAACTCGTAAGTAAAAAATATTGTGGAACTCATGTTGAACTAAAATTTAAATGCAATGAGTGTGGTAGTGTATATAAATCAACATTCGCAAATATAAAAAGAAGACAATCAAATAATAGTGATTGTAGCTGTTTGGATTGTTCATATTTAAATAACACATCTTACAATATAACGTTAGCAAATAGAAATAAAGATGAATTAGAAAAAATGAGTGGGAACATATATCTAATAAAGATGTTTGATAAAAGTATTAGTGAAGAATTTTATAAGATAGGGATAACAAAAAATTCATTAGACGAAAGATATAATTATAACAACATGTCAAATTATAAATATGAGGAAATATTGTTTTACAAAACAAGTATGTATAATGCAATAAAAATAGAAAAAATATTAAAAAATGAGTTAAGTATAAAATCATATATTCCAAATAATAAGTTTGGTGGATATACAGAGTGTTTTATAGATATTGATGTTGATAACATTAAAAGGATTATTAAAAACAACGAAAACAATTAATTTTTGACAATGCAATGAATGTATGGTATAATTATAGTATATGAAGTAGTGATATACTATATATTTTTTTGTTTATTTACTTGACAAAATATATAAATTATGATAAACTAAACGATTGGAGGTAATTATGAGAGATATTTATAATACACATAAGATAAAAGGATTACATAAAAATGTTGAAGTGTATTATCCAACTAATGAAGAAATTGAAGAAGTTATAAAAGAATTGATAGCAAAGAATTTATCATCAGATGAAGATGGAGCTTATTTAGATATAAGTGATTATGACGCTGTTAATTATTTAATGCCAAAGTTTACTAATTTAAGAAAAGGTGAAGATGGAGCAGATATAGAATTAAAAGAGTTTGTAAAGACAACTGACAGTCCAATAGAGCCTGTTATACAAGATTTAGTAGTAATACTACAGATATGTATAAAAGAAGCTACAGACTACCTAGAGGGGGAATAGTATGGTACATATGACGTTTACCACTCTAGTATTTGATATAAGAAATGAATTAAGAATAGCTGCTAACAGATCATCAGAGAAAGCAGAAAATTCATTAAGAAATAGTATAGATGAACATGTATATGCTAGAGCATCAAGTGGAGAATTTAGAACTGGTTCATTAAAAAATTCTGTAGACTCTACAGTAGAAAATGATGGTGATGAGATAGTTGTTAGTGTTTTTAATAATACAGAAAAAATGACACAAGATTATCCAAGTGTTGATGCTAGATTTCCACAGGACAATAAAGATAATATAGTTTTATGGTTGAATGATGGACATCGTGGAATTTGGGATTATAATGCTACTAATTTTATAGAGCATGCAAGAGATGCTATTAACATAAGTTTTGAAACTTGGTTAAAGCAGGCACTAATGCAACGAGGTATTAAATTAATTAGTTAGAGAGGAGGTACAAATGGATAGATTTAAAATACGAGTAGCGATTGATATAAGTGAAGCACAGGGAATGATTGAGCTTAATAGAGTAATCGCTATAATGCAAGCAAAATTAAATGGTATAAAAGTAGATGTAGATACTACCAAGGCAAGAGCTGAGATGAATAAGCTTAATAAATCTACTGATAAGCATGCCAAAAGTACTGAAAAAGCTACGCAAAAAACAAAAGAATATAAAAAAGGTACTGATAAGGCTGCCAAAGGCAATAAAAAGTTTGGTCAAAGTCTTGGTGATAAGGTTTTTAAGTTTGCGACGTGGACAATAATAGCTACTGCAATATATGGAACGGTTAATGCTATTAGAGAGGCTGTAACAACTGTTATGGACTTGGAAACATCAATGACAAAGTTTGAAATAGTTGCAGATGCGACTGAGGAACAATTGAGTAACGTTGATTCGCAAGTTAATGGATTAGTAAGCACACTTGGTGCTTTGAAGACAGAAGTTACAGAAACAGCAACAGAGTTTGCTAGAGCTGGTTTTAACATACAAGACTCAATGATATTGGCTGAGCAAGCAATAATAGGTGCTAGAACAGGTTTTACAGATTTATCACATGTATCACAAACATTAGTTGTTACATTAAGAGCATTTAACTTAGAAACAGCTCAAAGTAAAAATATAGTTAATGATTTATTTGTAGCAAGTAAAACAGCAGCAGTTACATTTGAAGATTTAGGTGAAGGTTTAAAACGTTCAGCTAACTCAATGTCTATCGCTGGTGCAAGCTTTGAAGAAACAATAGCTATAATATCAGCTGGAAATGAAACCGTATATCTTGTGCGATTTATGATGGTGACATCATATCTAAACTTATCTAATTGCTGGGACATCTTATTTAATAAGAAAATCAGCAGCGAAGCTCTATTTATATAGAGAACGTTCAACGACTATCCCTGTAATGGGAGTACACTATAAGCATATGATAGTGGAAATGGTGAGATACTCATTATTGAGTATTTGATATAGTCTGACCTATGTGGTGACACATAGAAGTTCATAAGAGAACTGACTAAATAGTTGCGTATTTAGTCGAACACAAGTACGAAATGACAAGATGCAGCGAAAGTAGGTTCGGCAATGAAGACAATCTCAAGTCGTCTTCGTGGAATCGACAAAGCGTCCAATTTACCAAAATTATCAAAACAAATGAAAGATTTTGGAGTATCAATAGAAAATGGTGCTGGCGGATTTAGAAATATATATGATATAATGCAAGATTTATCAACAGCATTTAAGAGTTCAAGTGACGAATTTGCAAAACAAGCAATACTTGAATCATTGGCGGGTAAACAAACATGCTCCCAATTAAAAAACATCTCTCTAATTCAGGGGAACTCTTATAATTATAAGACAATCCTGAGCCAAGCTGTTTAGTTACAGAAGGTGCAACGACTAATTGTACACTCAAGTGAGTGGAAACGGGAGACATGTAAAGTGAAGATATAGTCTGGTCTATATAGTGATATATAGCAGTCATTTATTTGGCGGGGTGTGCTTAACGAACGCATTCGAACACAAACGAAAAGAAGAGCAAATATTTTATCTGGTCTTATTAACAACTGGGAAAAAGCAGAGGAAGTTAGAAATAAAGCATTAAATAGTTCAGAAGAAGCAGAAAAATCACAGCAAAAATTATTAGAAACATCTAACGGTCAAATAGAATTAATGGCTGGTAATTGGCAAATATTTGTCGATAATATTGTTGATAGTGATGCTGTATTGAACGCTTTAACATTTATAAATAAAGCATTAAAAGATATAAACGATGAAATGGAAATAAATAAAAAGATATCAGATGATGAGGCTTTTGGATTATCTGGGATTACAGAGCAAGCGAAAATTAACGCAGTCGGTGCTGGAGGCATGGACTTAATGAGGATAATGTTTGGTAAAACTAAAGAAGAATTAAAGACTGAATATAATGATTTAATGGAGGGTATGAGCGACTCGACTGTAAGCGAATTATCAAGTCTTAAATCTGATTTAATGCCATTACAGGAAAGATATAATAGTTTAACAACAAGCATAAAACAAAACAAAGAGATGTTACATGAGCAGAGATTTGCATCTGAGGGCAATAAAGAAGAAGTTGCTGCAACAACAAAAGCAATAGCAAATCAAAAAGAAGAATTAAGAAATATCCTAGTTGAACTCTCACAATATGGTATAATAGGTTCTGATGTAGCAACTGTTATAGCAGAGATTGAATCTAACGCATCTAATTTAACAGATGGTATGGATAAACAGGGTACAGCTATGAAAGACAACCGTACTATAGCAGAGAAATACTATGATGACCTCAAAGACCTTAATTCCGATGCTACTAAAGAAATGATTGGTAATTGGGATAATTTATCAGAGGCTCAACAGCAGAATCTAATCAACGTTGCTACAGTTGCTGTTAGAGAAAAGAAAAAAGAAATAACAGAAAGATTAAATAATATAAATACTATAAAAGCTGAGTTAACTGCTTTATTACAATATCAAAAAGTAATGGATGATGAAATTAGTAAGAAACTATTACCCGGTTTTGGCATGGGTGGTGAGGAAGACGCAGTTGAAAGTTTAAAGTCAGCTGGAAGACAAAAAATATTAAATGCACAAATGGCAATAGATTTGGCTATCCAAAGTTTAAATAAATCAGAAAGTACATTAGATGATTTATTAACCAGAGGTGACGGAGACGGCACTGGTGGTGGATCAACATCTTCCCCATTATCTCAACTAGCAATGGATATAAAAGAAATTCAACACGAAATATCATTACTAGATGATGAATTGGGGCGTACAGATTCCTACTCAAAACAAATAGAAATAACTAAAAAATTAATAGGTTGGAAAGAAAAAGAAAAAGTAAAACTAATAAAATTAAGAGATGAACAAGAGCAAGAATATAAATCTCTTGAAGAAGGTAAAAAGCCTAGACAAGATGCCATAGCAGATTATTATGATACGGTTGAGGCATTAGGAAAACTTGAAAATGATATATATGGATATGAAGAAAGTATAATCTCTTTAGGTGAAACTCAAACAGAAGCATTAGAAAAATCAACAAGTGAAACAGTATCAAAATTACGTGATGATTATTCTAAAATGTTTGAAGACTTAAAAGAAGGCTATCAAGATGATGCTGATGACTTTGAGAAAAAACAGGAAGAAAAAATTCGTGCAGTTGAAAAATCAATTGATAAACTAAAAGATAAATATGATTCAGAAGATTTTGTTGACGAAGAAGAAAAAATACAGGATAAAATATTAGCATTAGAAGAAGAAAGACAAAAGTTATCTATTGACAATTCTCTAGCAGCTAAAAAGAGAAAATATGATATAGGTAATGAACTTGAAGTAGAACAAGAAAATTTAGCTAATTTAAAACAAGACAGAGAAAGAACATTAACAATTGATGGGCTAGAAGATAAAAAGGAAGCATATGAAGAAGAAACGAGAATATATGAAGAAGAATTAGACGAGAAATTGAAAGACTTAGAAAACTTTGAAGATTCTATAATGGATAATCTTGATAGTTTTAAAGATGATTGGTCTAACTTTGGTACTGGTATAGGTACTGCATTTGAAGATGGCTTATTACCATCACTAGAAACCATAAACGCAGAATTAGCCAAGACAATAGCAAGTTATAATGAGGTTACAGGTGCTGATGTAAAGTTACCAAGTACTGACAGAAGTGCATCTGGAGGTTCATCTGACTCTGTAAATAGAGGAACAGAAACTAGATATGTTGATTCTAGTGGTAATGTTCAAACTGGATATATCAAAGATGGTAAAACTACTACATCAGATGGGGGCGACATTCCCATTGGTTCAGTTGTAGAAACTGAAGGTGGTAATTATCTTAAAACAAAAACTGGCTCTAAACTTGCTAATAATATAGACATTGACGATTATGTAAAACATGACGGTGGTGTTGTTGGTGGTCAATCATTTGCTGGTAACGGATTTATGGATTATATGAGTAATTTAGCTGGAAATGAAATGCCAATAATAGCAGAGCAAGGCGAAGTAGTATTAAAAGAATCACAAATTGGTGCTTTAGCAGGCGGTCAAGGCAACACAGCAAAATTCGACTCTCTGATAAGCATTAATAACCCACAAATTGGTGGTAATTATAATGACATATCAGATTTTAGTAAAAAATTAGCAACTGAAACCAATCAACAATTAGCTAAGTTAGGAATTGTTAATATTGGTAGAAATTAAAGGAGGTATATATGCTTAAAGATAAGCCAATTCCAATAGTCAAGACTTATGAAAGTAATACTTTGGCTACTTTACATTTTGCATATAATATAAATGAAAATAGGGAATTTGGTGAGATGAAGAGTCTCACCATGAAAGTTCCTTATTATCAATACAATTCTTATAATGAGATAGTTAGAGATCAACATGGTAAGGCTATATTAAATTATAATATATTTGCAATAAAGAATGAAATGATAATTGATTTTAATGATAATTTATATCTAATAAAAAAAGTCAGTCCATTGAGGACTGGAAGTGGTAAGAAATATATAGAGATTTCATGTGAAGATAAAGCTATTGAATTATCTTACAAGAATATATCTTATTTGGTTATGAACGCACCTGTTTTTAATCCTGTGATGGCAAGTACTGCGATTATAAATTTATTAAGTGCAAAATTTGAATTAGATAATGGTAATCCACAAGCTGTAGCAAATAATACTATAACATTAAGAAGTGGAACTACAATAACAGGTATTGTGGGTAAGAAAATTTGTATAACAGATGGTACTGGACAAGGACAAGATAGAAGAATAACTGGATATGATAGTGTTACAAAAATAGTTACTGTAGATGCAAACTGGATTACAAATCCAGATACAAGCTCATCATACAGAATACATTATTCAAAGTGGACATTAGGAAATGTTGAGAGTCAATTTTTAAATGATGGTGTTAATGATATATATAGAGGTTATGAATTTAAAGATATCACAATGTCTAAAGCATTAAAAGAAGTGGCTTCAAAAATGGATGGTTTTATAACATATAATTATGTATATAGTGATACATACGGTGAATATATAAATTATATAAACCTAGTGTCACCAAACACATATAATAATGTTGAAATAAGATACAAGAAAAATTTACTAAGTGTTAAAAAAACTACAGAAACAATAGAAAATATATATACAAGATTATTTCCATATGGAGTAGATAATTTAAGTATAAATAACATAGCAACAGAGACAAGAATTGACAATGGAACTACTTATAATACTCATACAGATGGACAATCTTATATAGAGAATTATCAATATTATTTAGGTTTAGGATATGATATAGATTTTTGTAGAGAGAATTTTGTTAATGATTATGAGTTTAATAATACTAGCTATACAAATGATGATGATTTATATACTGATGCAAAGAGAATATTAGATAAATCAAGTCAACCTAAAATAACATATGAAGTTAATGCAATAGATTTATCCGTATTAACTGGATTTGATTATGAAGAGTTTGATATTGGTGACACAATAAGAGTAGTTGATAATGAATTAAATATAAATGTTGACGCTGTTATAAAAAGTAAAAATATCAATTGGGATTCACCACAAAAATCTAGTTTTGAATTGACAAACTTTGTTGAAAACTTAGGAGATTATATATATAGAATTATAAACGGTAGTAACCAATATACAGATACAAATAAGGTATTTGGTAAAAATACAACTTATATAATATCAGATAAGATAACTTCTAAGAATTGGAAATATGCAGATTATTTTGTAGATATTGAAAATGGTATATATTTAGAAGATATAATGAACCCAATAATAAACGATATGCAAAATAAGGGTACGAGTGGGAAGATTATAATATTAGAAGGTGAATACCAAATACGTAATTGGATTAACTTTCAAACTATTGATAATACTACTATAGAGGGTCAAGGTGCTGATACTAAAATAATAGCATCTACTGCCGTAGATAGTTTATCGTTAAGTATGATAGAATTTAATGGGGGTAATAATTCTAGAATACAGTCATTAACATTCGACGGAACTAATATGACAAATGGCTGTAGGGCAATAAGAATGATTGGTAGTGATAATTCAACTATTAGGGATGTAAGTATATCGAATTGTTACGACCATGGAATATATGCTGGTAGTTGTAATAATTTAACAATGTCAGAAATTGTAATAAACAATATAGCTATTGGTGGTAGTGGAGAATCAATTGGTATTGAAGCATCATCTACATCAGAATCACTTTTCAATAATATAAGTATCAGTAATACACTATCACATGCCATAGAAGATAATTATACTTCTGTCGATAATAAGTATATAAACTGTACAATAACAAATAATAATAATGGGCTTAGATTTGATGGCGTTGGAACTGTTTTAAATAATTCAACAATATCCGAGAACAGCATAGGGCTATGGGCTGAGGGTAGTTTGTTAAGTGTATCTAATAATACATTTGCTGGAAATACATCATCATTAGGTGCTATATATGCAAGCGGTGGTACTGACGTTAGATATTCAAATAATTATTTATCAGAAAATAATGTAGGTATTCAAATAGGACTCACAGAATCTTGCGTCTTAGAATCTAATTACTTTATAAATAATTTAGATAGAGCAGTTACAATGTTATCTACTAATAAAATTAAAGTACAGAATAATACATTTAAAAATAATAACGATTTGGGTGCAGAACAAGTGTTGGTATATGGTGACAACAATACATTTGATGGCAATACTGTCAGAGGTAATACTGATTATTCAATTGATGTAAATGGAAGCACAAACTTAATAATAAATAATGATTTTACAGATGGATATACTATAGCAGCGATAGACTCTGGAACAGGAGATATATTAGGTCAGAATAGAACTTAAATAGGAGGTGAAATATGAGTGATTATTTTACATTTAATGGTATAGATAGTACAGATTTTGGATTACAGTTAGTTAATAATAATCAGCTAAAAAAGAGTATATCACCATCCAAACAAACTAATACTGAGAAAGTTACAGGTAAAGATGGACTAATGATATTTGATCAAACATATGATACTAGAAATATACCCCTTAAATGTTATTTAACAGATACAAGTTTATCAAACGTCAGAAAGATGATGACATGGCTTGGTGAGAGGTATTCACAAGAATTAATATTATCATATCAACCATATAAAATGTATATGGCATTATTCCAAAATGAATTATCAATGGAAGAATATATGAATGGAGGTATTTTTACACTTAATTTTGTGTCATACGTTCCATTTGCAAAATCTGCTTATTCAACTATGGATATAGAAAATGGTTTATATTATGATACATCATTCTTATACGATAGTGGTTTGTATTATGCAGAGGCTTGGGCTTTTCAATATGAATGGTTAAGTATAACAGTTGATACAGATATGTTAATATATAACGCTAGCAATATTGACGGATGCACACCAAATATAATAATTAATGGTAGTGCAACGACATTAGAAATAACTCACTATTATGATGTAGCTAGAACACAAATTAAAGACTTTATTAAATATGGTGGATTTGCTGGTGAATTAATAATAGATGGTGGAGTAAGAAATACATTTTTAGACGGTACAGTTGACAATGAGACATTTCAAGGTGAATACTTTGAATTAGAAAAGGAATCAGATAATTATTTTACATTGTCTGGTACTGGTTTAAATATAACCAGTCTACAATGGGATTTCAATTATATTTATCTATAAGAATAAGAGAGGTGATAGATAATGGCTAAAGTGAATATAGATGGATTAATAGAATCCACTCCTTTAAATGATAATTTTGATGATTCTGATGTAGAATTATCATCATTAAAAGGTAGAGTTTCAACATTAGAAACAGACAAAGCTAATAAAACAGATGTAGTTATACCGAGTTATTTATTGGCGAGTAATATAGTAAATGACACAAGCGGAGTATCTGGGTATGCAGTGAGTAATGCTTTATTAGGACTACAGCAACAGATAACACCATTAAAGAATTCAGATGGTATATTAAATGGTAGTACTATTCTGGGTGCAACTATAAGTGATGCATTAGAGATTGCTGATGCGAGAATTGACACACATATTGTAAGAATAGATAATCCACACACAGTTACAGCTTCACAAGTAGGAGCTTATACTAAAACTGAAGTACAAACAAGTGGAAGTGCTACACTACATTGGGACAACTTAACAAATATACCTAATTTAGCTGATGCAAGTTGGAAATCATCAGTTGCAAGTAGAGCTACGTTACCATTGACAGGGAATTCATTGAGCGACCAAAGAGTAGTTTTAGATGACGGTGATGGAAAACAAGCTGTTTATATTTGTATGGCTATTACTGGTGATGTAGATGCTCAATGGGATAAGATTGCTGATGTAGACTGGATAACTGAGGAGCCTACAAGAGTTGCACAAGAGGCTGCAAGAGTTATAGCTGAAGATGGTAGAGTTATAGCAGAAGGCTTACGAGTAATAGCAGATACAACAAGAACAGGAAATGAAGATGCAAGGATTAGTGCAGAAAGTGCAAGAGTATCCGTTGAGGATGCTAGGGTAATTGCTGAATCTTCAAGAGTAACAGTAGAAGGTAATAGAGTGATAGCGGAAGGCAATCGTGTAACATCAGAAAATGTTAGATTAGCTTCCGAAATTATCAGAGATCAATTTATATTTGCTGGTAACTATAATTCAGGTGTACAATATCTTCAAAATAATACTATATTATATGAAGGCACATCTTATGTTGCATTACAAGATACTTTAGGAAATGTACCAACTAATGCTACATACTGGCAAGTTGTAGCAATAGGTGGGGAAGCAATAGGCGATATGTCAAAAATAGTTTATGATCCTACTAATGTAGATGGTGATGTATTCGACATGGATAACATGATCGAAGGAACAATAAATAGAATATTAACACAACAAGAAAGAGATAATATTGCCGCTTCTAAGACTAAAGCAGATTTTATAACTGTTACACAAGCAGTAGATTTAGATGATATGGAAACGAAGGTAAACGCATTAGATTCTGCAATTGATATAATAGATGAAACAAACACTATTAATTACTCTACGCAAATGAAAGTTATAAATGGAAAACCAGTTTTAGAATATGAGGAGGTATTATAATGGTAAATCAATTAGGATTACCAAGTGAAGTAACATTTGAACGGGTTGCGACAGCGTCTGAAAGGACTGCGACAGCACTCGAAACACTGGCAGAAAAGAGTACTATATATGATTTTACAAATTCGCCTGGACCCAAAATATTACAAAAAGGTGACAGGGACGCAGGAATCTTTGGATTTGTATCAGCCGTTGATTTAATTACAGGTGACGCATTAGCTTTAGATTTAGGACTTACAGCCGGTACATCAATGTATTCAAGTGGTCCGTGGATAAAATATATATATCAAGGGCAAGTTAAATTCACACCAGTTAAAGGGTTCAGACATACAATTGCTTGGAATTCAATTTATGATGTTGGGGCAGTATACGGTACAGAAGATGAAGGTACATTGCCACCTAATGGACGTTTGGGAACACAGTTGTCTATATTAGCAAGTGATAACTCAATTAACACTACTGGCAATTTTCTAACAGCTTCAGCAGTAGTAGGAGCGGTTGCAGAAACGGTTAAACTTACAGGGTGGAATAACGGTGCTAATGTTGGCACATTCACAATAAGTTCAATAACTTCTACAAAAATAGTTTTGAGTGGTGGAACATTAGTTGACGAATCAGCTAATAAAAGTGGTAAAATATACAATACAGCAGATATGGTTACTCAAAATGCTAAAACAACCATTGACACCGTTGAATACAGAGTTGAATTATTTAAAGGTGGAGCAAGCGACCCGTTAGATTCTTATGCAGATGGTGACCACGGTTCAATAGGTGTAGATAACGAGTGGAATGCTATAATATTACCACTTCACATTAACGCAAAACTTCAAGACTGGGCTTACCCACAATACGCTGGTACAACAGAATACTGGGGATTTGATTTAACTGATGAAGATTTAAGAACTGATAATATCTTCGGACCAGGCTCATACACTTGGTGTCAAGAAACAAGAGATGATTCGGATACATTCAGACGTGTCTACCGCGGGCACGGTGGTGCTTCGTACTTGAGTGCGCTTTATTCTTGGTACGCGGGTTCCATTATCGTTTGGCGTCCAGTATTAACAGTTATTGGGTAATACAAGGGGTGGCGTCTGTACTCTTTGTGTTGCAATTACACCAAAAATATGTTATAATATATTTAGAAAGGGTGTTAATAATGGCAATTAAAGAGTATATGGACGACTATTACAAATTAAAAACAAATGGCAAAGAAATTCAAGAGAAAATGGGCATTAGCTCTCGTAAATTTTATAAGTTAATGAAAGAAAATGATTTAAAAACAATCAGAAAAATTTATCCAAAACTAGATTTAGGCATAGAAGAATTAAATACAGGCTTAAAAAATAGGTATAGCGATATAGTAAAAAGATGCAACAATTATGAAAGTTATCAATATAAAAACGGGAAGTATAAAGAAATGTATTATTTAAGCTTGAAAGATTGGGTTGATTTATGTTTGGAAAACAAAGATGAAATATTAAAAATGTGGGATGAGTTTATTGATAAAGGTAAAGACCCAAGATTAACACTATCGGTTGACAGAGTCAATGATGGAAAAGGTTATTTTAAAAACAATATACAATTCATAATAAGTGGTGTTAATACTTTAAAAAGAAATGCGAACCCAATAAAAGTAACATTTTTAAATAAAAATTATTATTTTATGTCATGTCAAGAAGCTTCTAGATATTTTAATCTAAGAGAGAAAACATTAGGAGATTTATTAAGGGGTGTAAAAAGGAAAGAAGGCGATAAGTATTTGGTTGAAACAACTGATATTAAAACTGTGCTATCAGAAAATAACATTAATGACATAAGCGAATATTATAATAAGGTATACATTGAAGAAATTAAAATACAGAAGGGTGGCAAAAAATGCTGATAAATACAGAAAATGGACTAGTTTTATCGGATACAAAGGTAATATTTGAAAAAGCTGGCGTTCAAGAAGAAAAAATAATCGGAAGCGAAGGCAAAGAATGGTGGTTAGCTTTAGAAAGTAAACACGAAAATATAACCATATTAAGTTTTGGAACACCAGTTTATGAACAAGTAGTTTTAGACAGACTCGAAGAAGTTAAAACACTAGATATTGATTTGGGTTTAGCTGAAATATATGTAATGGAAGGAAAAGAAATTAAAGGAATGTTGGAATTTAAAGTTGCAGAGCAGGAAAATATTATATCAGACTTAACCCAATTATTAGTTGATAAAGGGGTGATTTACTAATGAGTAAGTATAAATTTTTAGACAAACATTTAGAGAAAACTGGTAAGAAAGTTAAGACTAAAGTTAAGAAGGATAAAACTAAGTTATCTGAAAAACAAAGAGATGATTTGATTGATAAAATGTTACAAGACTTTGGGTATATAGATTAGGAGGGTATAATGACAATAAGGAAATATGGTGCTACACCATCTGGGAGGAGGATTTATGGAGATTAATCAAGTTAAAGATATATTAAAAATGAATCTAGACTTAAAAGGGGATGGCATGAGAATTGCTGTACTTGAATTAGGTGCGGATGATAGATGGAAAGATTATTATACTGACAATATTAATTTAGATTCTGGAAGTAGTAGACAAAATAAACATATTGTATTAGTTGGAGATACCATTAAAAAGACTAAGCCAAATGCAGAAGTATTTTTACTAGACTGTAGAAAAGATGAATCTGCCAAGTGGATAAAAGAGAATAATATTGATGTAGTTACAATGAGTATAACAGACACAGCGATAGATATGAATTTAATTAGAGAATTATCGCAAGAAACTTTTATAATTTCTTCAAGTGGTAACGCTGGTTCAGATGGTGAAACAATGAGAGATAGAATGGGTAAGTATTGGTTTCAAGTAGGGGCATTAGATTATGATTTTGATACAGATAAATTTAGCCTAATGAGTTATTCTAGTTGGAGTAGAGATGAAGTTGATGGAGCTACATTCTCTGGTATAGAAACTGTATTAGGTACATTCCATGGTACTAGTGCAAGTAGTCCATTATACGCATGTTTGATATTAGAATATATGGAAAATTATAAACTTAGATTTGATAGAAAACCATCTGTTAATATGACATTGGATTTCATTGATAGACATTCACATAATGTTTTATTGGAAGATGTTGATTCAGATTTAAAACTAGGATATGGATTATTAGTTTTACCAGAAGAATATCACTTTGAAAAGATTGTATTCACATTTAAAAAGGGAAGTAGTGAAAGTTTAGATACTATACTTCGATATAAAAATGATGATGTATTCTTTGAAAAGATAGATGATGTAGCAAAGATTATAGAAGGAAGAACATATCTACCAGTAAGAGAGTTAAGTGAAATACTAGGATTAGATATTGAATGGAATAACGATGAGAGAAAAGTTAAAATTTATAAACAACAAGGTGACCATTAAATAGGATATGATTATAGTTGTACAGAGTTAAGACCTATTTTTGAAAAGGATGGTTGGATAGTAGAGTGGGATATAGATAGTGAAATAGCTACATTAACAAAGTAAATTAATAAGTACAATATCATAGGTGAATCACAACTGAATAGTAAATTGGAGTCAGTTTAACTGAGAGAAGGTAAAAATGATAAATGAAATAGGAGGGAAATTAATGGAACCAGATTTCATACTATACGTTGCAGCACAATTAATTACTATAGGGATTGTGTATGGCATAATGACAACCAAAATAAAGTATATAGAAAAATCAATTGATAGGTTGGAGAGAAAACAGGATAAGCATAATGGTTTAATCACCAGAATGGTTCTCGTAGAGAAAGATGTTGAGGGAGTATTTAATAAAATTGTACACCATATAGATGACGATAAAAAAGATTCAAATTAATTCTTGACTTTTAATCAATAGTATGATAGAATAATATAAAGGAGGTATAAAAATGGAATTACAATTTATTACATGGGAAATGTTAAAATCAATAGGTACGTTAGCAGCAATAGTTTTTATGGTGGTAGAATTTACAAAGGAAATAACGTATATTAAAGATATTAAAACAAAATATTATTCGTTCTTTATAGCATTAATTTTAATATTAATTGCTAATTTCCAAGGTGAGACATTTGAACTTATTAACATTGTTTTATATGCTTTATCAGCGATAGCTATTTCATTGACAGCCAACGGAATTTCCGATTTTAATCATCCAGTTGACAAAACTAAGAAAGAGTAGTAACAAATAGGCACCACAAGCGAAACTAAGGCATGAATTAGCGTGTTTCATACAGTCAGAGTACTAATCGTTGGCGAGGTATTAAACACGCTGTAGATTGCTATAATGAGGTGAAATATGGACAGAATAATAGACGTAAATAAATTAATAGATGAATTAGATATGAGTTTATATAAGTACTTAGATATTCATCATACACTCAGACCAAGCCATTCATCATTCAATGGTGACAACTATTTTAAATTACAAGATGGTATGAGAAATTATCATATTAACACTAAAGGTTGGAGAGACATAGCACAGCATGTTAGTCTTGCTCCAGATGGATTATATATAACTGGTAGAGATTTTACATGGACACCAGTAAGCATTAATTATAATTTAAATAGATATGCTTTTATGGTTGAGATGATTGGTAATTTTGATATTGATCATGATATATTGGATGGTGAACAACTAAGAGCTATATTAATATTAATGAAACATTTCATTGATAATGGCAAGTTGATAAGATTCCATAATGAGTACTCTTATAAAAGTTGTCCAGGCTCTAGTCTAAATAAGGGAGGCATGATAGATATGGCTTTGAACACAAATAACTGGAAAGACTGGCAAGTTTCTCTTGCAATAGAATCAATAAAAGACTTGGCAAATGAAGGATTTTTAAATAATCCAGAAATGCATATTGCTAAAATTGAGAAAGAAAATAAAGTTGATGAATGGTTATTGCTAGTAATAATGGATAGAATGGCTAAAAAGAACAAGGCTAATAACTCAGTAGACATTGATGCATTAGCAGAGGAAGTATCTAAAAGATTAAAAATAGTTCTTGACAAAAATTAAATAGTACGGTACAATATATTTGTAAGTGAGAGTTGGGGTTTATCCCTAGCTCTTTTATAGTTTTAAAACAATGTAAGGAAAATATTACAGAGAGGAGGGGGCATGAATATTAGAAAAGATTTTGGAATGAATGATTACTCATATAATAAGTTAGGAGAAATTATACGCAAGGATGTTACATTAAGTGTATCAGCTTTATCCGCAAATGCAGAATTATTATTACAAGCAGAATTAATGACATTACAACCTATTGATGGTGAAGTTGTTGATAATGCAGAAGAATTTAAAGCAGAGCTTGTTGCTAATTATGATTATTTAGTTAACAATTCTGGTAGTGATTTAGGATTATTACCATTTTCAAATGATGCAGTAAGTTATTTAGTGTTATATCTAGTGAAAGATTTTAACTTAAAGAGATAAATATAAAGAAACTTCTTGACAAGTATTAAATTATCTGTTAATATATTATTATAGACAAGTTGAATAAAAGGAGTTGACAATTATGACTACTAAAAAAAGACAATTAACAGATAATATGATGGAATTTTTAGACGATATGAAGTATTTGTCAGATGCACCTAAGAATACAATTACTACTTATGCTACTGCATTGTCACAATTGAACAAATGGTTAAATGTAAATGATTTAAATACATTAGATATAGAGGTAAGAGATTCTAAGAAGTATATTAAAACTTTAAATAAAAAGGGATTAAAAAACACAACAATTAATACTAAGATTGCTGTGTTCAGAAAATATTTTGATTGGTTAGTTGATGAGGGTTTAATTAAATCTAATCCATTTAAATCAATTGATAGATTGAAAGTTGATGATAATGGTGTTAAGTATTTAAATAAGAAAGAAGTGGCTTTATTATTAGCAAGTGTTCAGAATAAAGTGCACACAAATAGATTTAGAGATATAGCGATCATTAAATTTGCTTTATCTACTGGTTGTAGAGTTAACGCTATTCATAGATTGAATAGAGATGACATTGATTTAGAAAATAAGACTGTTAAACTTTATAATAAAAAGTCTAAAAAACATCAAGTGTTGCCATTAACTAATGGATTTATAAGAGCTTATAAAGACTATGACGCATTCAGAGAGAATGCAGAGCCTGCATTTATATCTACACAGGACAATAGAATTAGTATTAGTGCAATCCAAAGAATGGTTAAAGGGCATTTAGAAAAAGTTACTAGCGATAAAGATTTACAACATATCCATACTATTAGACATACTGCATTTACTACATTAGCACAAAATGGTGTACCAATGCATGTAATTAAGGAATATGCTGGGCATAAGGTCTTGGCAAGTACTGAGGTCTATATCTCAAGTTCAAATGAAGAAATTAAAGATGCAAGTAATGTATTAGAAAATGTAATGTAAAAGGAGGAATATATGGAAGACTTAGTACAAAAAAGAAAATGGGAAGAATTTAGAGAAACTGGATTGCTATGGTGGATAAATATGATTCTACACACATTTGGATGGGCTTTAGTTTTGGAGTTTGATGATGGCGTTCTTGTAAATGCTTACCCAAGTAGAGTAAAATATAGAGGGTTTTCAGAAGATATAAATACTGAAATGTATGCGAAAGTAAATAAATATATGAATGATAATTCAGAAGAATTATTAAAAGATAATGACGAATAATAGAGGAGTGATAAAGTGGAAGAGTACAAAATATATACTATTGGTAAAATGTCTGGAATAACCACCACTCGGGCATTAAAATGGAGAAAACAAGTTGAACAAAGTTTAATGATCAGAAGTGGTAAACCATTAAATTTTATTCATCCACCAGAGTTTTTTAATTTTGATATGGATAAAGATTCATACGAGGAAGATGAAATATTTAATTTTGAAATGAGGCAATTGAAAGATACTGATATTTGTATTGTTAATTTAAATTTTTACAATTCAACTGGTAGTAATATAGAAATGCACCAAGCACATATAAATGATATACCTATTATAGCTTTATGGGATAAAGATACTTACCACCAACACCCTTGGGTAGAAATAATGGTAGACAAATCATTTAATACAATTGATGAATTAACAGATTATATTAACTATTATTATTTATTTTAGAAAGTTCTTGACATGCTATTTAAAGTGTGATAAGATATATATTGTAGAAGTGAAAAATTAAAAACCAAAATCCAAAAGGAGGATATAATTATGGCTAAAAAGAAAAAGAGTGATTTAAAGCAAGGAACTAAGAAATTTGATATATTAGGACGGGTGAGCCTAACTAGTAAGATAACCAACGTTGGAATTGATACCATATCAGATAGTGGGTATGTTTATAACTCAATGAATCTTGGTATTGACTGTGGTGAAGCTGGTAATAATAAAGTTAAAACATTTGGTGGTTCATTTCCAGAAGATCATAAAAATAAAACTTATTTATACTTAAATAAGAAGGATTATTCTGGACAAATTGAGGTGGAATTCTGTGATAGAAATAATGAGAAAATCCTTGAAAAACTGGAAGATGAAATTTCAAAAAATAACTATTTTAGAGCAGGAATGGAATTCCCTAAAGGTGATAATTACCCATTAACAAAGCAGTTTTTATCTGAATATGATTTAATTAAATATGTTAACGAGTATTTAGAAGACGGTGATATTTTACAAATTAGAGGTGCAGTGGCTTCAAATATTTATAATGGTAATATCAATAAGGAGTTTCAAATTGAATATATCTCTAAGCGTAAAGAATCTACATTGTGGGATAGATTATCTAATATGAATCCAGATGAAAGTAAAGAAGAATTAAGAGAGAATCATGATTTATCAGAATTATTCCATGCAGAATTTCAAGAAACTTTATACTTTACTAACGATTCTGTTGGCAGAAAAGACAGGGATACTGATGAGACGCCTGTGACAGCATATGTAGTAGAATATATTGATAAAGTTGATGGTAAAAAGATAAAAGAAGTAAAAGTAATTCCTACTCAGTATTGGATTAAGAATGAAAAATTAGCGAAGTATTTAACAGCTGGTCGTGGTAAAGTTACTAAGGTAACAGTTGAAGGCGACATGGTAAATAAAAACAAAACTAAGCAATTAACATTTGAGGAATTAGATGACACAGTTAAGGAATTAATTGAAGATGGATTAATGAGCAAAGAAGATGCTATTGGCAAAGCTACTGTTTATGGTGGATTTATTTCACGAAGATATATTAACGCACCAGCAATATATACAAAGGAATTAGATAGTGGTGATATTGAACAGAAAGTACAATTCTTTAAAGACTTCTTAGATGACGATACTGAGTTATTTGAAATGGTACTTGATATTGAAGCTCCAGAAGAGGCAGATTTAAATGAATCTTATGAAGAAGAAAATGAAGAAGTACTTGAAAGTTTAGATGAAGACGAAGATGAAGATTTAGACGATATTTTAGCTGGATTATAAAGGGAGTGATAATAAATGAGTATATTTAAAAAGGCAAGTGAAGTACAAAGTGCAGGTAAGTTTCTAGCTTTTGGTGCAACATCATCTGGGAAAAGTTGGTTTACGCTAACTTTCCCAAAGATATTTGCATTTGATAGTGAGCAAGGGTTAAATTTCTATCAAGATAATGAGAATCTATTAGAGGTAGCACCAACATCATCAATATATGATATGCAAGATGGTATTGATGAGATACATTCATTATTAGATAAAAAGCCAAATGCAGTTAAAACTGTAACATTTGACTCAGAAACTAAATTTTACCAAAATACTCAAGATATTTCTTTGAGTGTCGAAGAGAAACGTGCCAAGTCAAAGGGTAGAGATATTGATGATACTAATCTAAGTGTACGTTCGTGGGGCAGGATCAAATCTGTATCAAATAGATTGCAGAATATGAAGATTGACTTATCAAGTCGTGGCGTTAATATTGTATCAACTGCACATGAAGCTGATATCAAAAAGAAAGTCGGCGATGAATATATGGTAGTTGGACATAAGCCAGATATTTATAAGAATTTACCATTTGATTATGATGTTGTATTAAGATTTTATACTAAAGAAGATAAAGATGGTGAACAAGAATATTGGGCTGAGGTTAAGAAAGATAGAACTCAGACATTCCAAAAAGGTGATAAAATTAAAAACCCTTCATATGATATGTGGGAAGATAAATTCACAACTAAAATAACTGGTAAATCAACAGACTATGCTACAGACACTGTTGAGGATACTGATAAAATGATTGAAGAGGAAGGTGCAGAGGATAGAAAAAATAAGATTATAGATACTCTTAAAAAGGTAATTGGTCAAAGTGCAAAGAAAGACTCTAGTGTTAAAATAGAGATATCTAAAAAACTTAAAGAGCACAATACCTCTCTTAGTGGGTTGTCTGATTTAGATTTATCAAAGGTTGAAGAAATTAAAGACGATATTGTCGTAATTTTAACGCCAGACAAGTAATATTTGTAGAGTAGGTTTTTAACCTACTCTATTTTTTATAAGGAGGAATATTTATGAGTAAAGAGATAAAATTTGAAGATGTATATGAATATATAAGAACTGATTTATTTGAATATGGTGATACACCACTACCAAGATGGTTAGTGATGAGATTAAAAGGATTAAGTAATGGTAAATTTGTTGCAAATAAGAAGGTAAAATCTAATGGTAAATATAGTTGGAAAGAAATATTGGTAACTTTTAAATTAAAGCAGAATTATCTAAAGCATCTAATGAAGACTAATAAATTTAAAAATGAAAAGCACAAAATTAATTATATAATGGTAATAGTTGAGAGTGAAATAAATGATGTCGTAAGGGTATTAAAGAAAAAAGAAAAAACAAACTCAATTGCTAAAGAGCAAGCAAAGAAAGATATAATAAATGATGTCGAATCGAAGGAATATAAGAAGAAAAATGATAAGGAATTATCAGATAAACAAAAAGAGCTTTGGTAAGGGGTGGTAGATTTGAGCTATGTTAATGATATAAAAGGGTATAAAAAAGAAGCTGAGGCAAATGTTATAGGTTGTTTATATAAAGAACCAGATATGTATTATAATTATGAAGATTTAGAATTAGATGATTTTAGTAATAATATATGGAAAGTTTATTTTGCCATAGGCAAAGGATTAGTAAAAACAGAACAGAAAAAAGAGTTAGATGATATAGCAGTTGGTTTATATTTAGAAAAACACTTGAAATTAAAAGATAAATACGATTCTTTTGGTGGATATCAAACTATACAAACATTAATAGATATAGTTAACATAAAGAATATGGATGGTTATGTAAAGGAAGTATATAAATGGAAAGTTGTATTAAATTTAATTAGGAATAAGTTCCCAGTAAAAGATAGAATGTCAGAAATAAAAGATATGACGCTAGAAGAATTATATAATGAATATGAAGTGATGCTTAACCATACATTTATAGACGTAGAGACTACTGTAAAAGGTTATGATATAACTCATAATTTAGAAAACAATATTAAAGAATGGGATGAAGGGTTAGCTGTTGGATTACCTCTGACTGGATGTCCACTGATTAATGAGAAAATAGGTGGTAACAGTGAAGGACATGTAACAATGCTTGGAGCTACATCTGGTACAGGTAAGACAACTATTAGTTTACTTTGGAACTTACCATCTCATATACGAGAGAATGAAAGAATAGTTATAATTATTAATGAACAAGATTATACTGATTGGCAGAAAGAATTATTAACATGGATAATTAATAATAAATTTCATTTTGACTTTAAAAAGACTAGGCTTAGACAAGGTGGTTTTAGTAAAGAGGAAGTAGATGTATTAAATAGAGCTTCTAGATATATGAAAGAGGAAATGTTAGATAAGAATATTACTATTGTTCCATTACCATCTTATTCATCTGACATAGTAGTTAAGTTAATACGCAAATACAAGGCATTAGGTGTTAATTATTTTATGTTAGATACTATGAAGCCAGACTATAGCAAAACTGGTAACCAATCGTGGTTGCAAATGATGGAAGATAGTGTTAAAATATATGACGCAATTAAACCAAAGGGTAAAAATGTTCATATGTGGATCACATTACAATTAACAAAGTCTTCTAATAGATTAAATTATCTTGAACAAGGCAATATAGGTGTGTCAAAGAACGTTGCTGATATAGCAAGTACATTAATGTTAATGAGACAAATGAGAATAGATGAATATGACACATTAAAGGTGTGGAAATATGAAGGTAAAAATCATAACACAGAAGTTCCAGTTCATTTACACAAAGATAGGAAATATTTAATCATATTCTTTGATAAGAATAGGTTTGGAGACTCTAAAACATATCAAATGGTAATTGAAATAGATTATGCTAGAAATAAAACAAAAGAAATAGGATATTGTAGTATTATTATGGATTAGTGGAGGTAATTATGAATGCTTATGAATTAAAACAATATATTATAAATAATGACCTCACTGATGTTGTAATTGAAAAATTAGGCTTTCATAAAATTAAAGACTATGGACATGAGTATAGATGTGCATTGCCAGACGACACTGATTCATCACAAGTAGTAGTTAAAAAGGATAACTTATATTGTATTATATATAGAACTAATGATGCATTTAAAGGTGACATAATTGATTTAATTATTGAGATTAAAAATGTAGATTTTATAAAATCAATATTAATATTACATGATATAATTGGTATAGAGTATGAATTTAATAAAAAGAGTAATAGTAAAAATAAAAAAGACCATTTATCATTAATGAAATCTATTAGAAGCAAAAGTAGACAATACGATTATGAAGATAAGACATACGACATGTCGATATTAGATAATTATATATCACATCCAACTTACTATCTACTAAAAGAGCAAGGTATAGGTGTAAAAGCACAGGAGTATTTCAGTATCCACTACGATTCATTTAGAGAACGTGTGCTATATCCATACTTTGATACAGATAATAATAATATGCTAAGTGGGATAATGGGTAGAACTACTATTAAAGGTTTTGAGAGTCTTGGACTGCCTAAATATTTTCCTATTGCTAAGGTAAGTAAGAAAAGTGCATTGTTTGGTATGATGCAAAATAGAAGAGATATCAATGCAACTGGTAAAGTATTAATATTTGAAGCCGAAAATAGTGTATTGAAATCATGGCAAATGGGATATAAATACTCATTAGCGTTAGGTCACCATGAGATAACAAATGAACATATCAAAAAGTTGTTATCATTAAATATAAGTGAAGTCATAATAGCATTTGATAAAGATATCAGTGAGGAATTTTTAAAAGAGACTGCTAAAAAACTTAATAAATACTTCAACGTCAGTTATATTAAAGACGAGTATGATTTATTAGGTAAAAAAGACAGTCCTGTAGACAAGGGTTATAAAGTATTTAACTTTTTATATAAACATAGAGTGAATTATAAAGGAGAATAATATGAATGATAGATTAATTAATTTAGATGATTTAAGAAATGTAAGTGGTATAGGTAAAAAAACATTTGAAACGATCGAAGAAGAAGTTGAAATTATTGATAATGGAGAAGATGATGTTGAATTAGTAAATGAGGATTTTCATTTAGTAATGCCAAGAGCAATATTACAATTTATGCATGATAGATGGTATGAATATTTAAAAGAAAAGCATAGTGTTAGTAGACTATGGTCATATTCAAGAATGTCTACATTCACAAACTCTAAATATGAATATTATCTTAAATATATTAAACATGCCAATCCAGATAAAACAGGTGTATATTTAGTTATTGGTTCTAGTGTACATGATTTATTAGAGAAATATTATATTGAGAATTGGAGTATTGATAAATTTAAACAAGAATGGATTGATGCATTAGACCAAATTGATATATTAGATTTAAGATTTCATGGTGATGATGAAAAAAATGATAAACGCAAAGGTAAATATATAAAACAAGTTAAACATTATGGTAAGAATTTCATACCAGAAACTGGTAATATTATTCCAGAATTACCAATCGAATTAGTATTAGATGTAGACGGTGAGAAAGAAGTATTTGTAGGTTTTATTGACTTAATAAAAGTAGAAGAAATTGATGGCAAAGTGCACTATACTATAAGGGATTATAAGACATCAACTAAATTTAGTGGTAAGAAAATGAGAGAGAACGCAAAGCAGTTATACTTATATACGCAAGCTATCATGGATATGTATGATGTACCAGTAGAGCAAGTGCATATTGATTATGACTTCCTAAAATATGTTAATATAACATTTAGACAAAAGAATGGTAAGATTAAAACAACTCAATCATCTAGACACCAAGTTGTAAACAAAATCGCTAATGATGCAACTAGACGTATGATTAATGACTTTGATTATGATATTGACGAAACGGATAAAATTATGAGTGAATGTTATAATGATAATAGTTTTGATCCGTTGCCAGATGAAATTAGAGAGATTTATAGTATTTCTAATGGAATTGTTAAAGTTCCCCTTGACAAAGAGATATTATCTGATACAATAGAGGAAGTAAGAGATATTATTAGAGAGATTAAACTACATGAAAAGGAATATGTTAGATTAAAATCAGAAGGTAGCAGTGAGAATGAATTAGAAATGGTATTTTGGGATGACCCCGAAGATGTTGCAAATAATATATTTTATTTTAGTGTATTATGTAGTTACTATAAGAAACATAAGCCATGGATTAAATATCAGCAAGAACAAAAGATGTTTTTAGATGAAAGTGGAAAAGATGGTAATAATGGAAACCTAGATCTAGATTTAGATTTAGACGATATTTTAAATGAATTAAATGAATTATAAGAGGGGAGTAATATGGGTAATTATATACCAAGTGACTATAAATCAAAATCTGGTTACAAATTAAAACCCAAACGTGTATTTAATAAATCTACTAATATGTGGAATTATGAAATTATAGATTCCTTATATGGGAGGTCGGGACTAACAGGTAAAAACAACCAGTCCCTTGCTTTTGATATATTGGGTGTTTGTGGTATAACAGATGATGGGACTAGAATTTATTGTATAGAGTTTAGGAAGACTAAATATCAAAAGGCAACAGTCGTATTAGGGGGTGTTGGTAATTGCCCAATAACTGATAGATTTAATAGGAATATATGTGGAGTAGCTTGTATTGGAAATGTATTGTGGAGTGAGCATGATATATTATATCAAACTTGGAGTAAAATGATAAGTAGAAACTATAAGGAAAACACAGATGTCTATGATTTATATAAAAATGTTGGCGTATGTGATAGGTGGTTAATATACGAAAATTTTAAAAAAGATGCTGTAAAAATAGATGGTTACAATTCAAACCTTATATCAAGTGGAAAAGTAGTATTGGACAAAGATATTGGATCGTACAACTCTGGGATATATGAATATAATTTAAATAATTGTAAATTTATAAATAAGAAATTAAATAATAAATTACAATTAAAACATCAAAACTTCATGAGATTTTATTATTCAGATGATATAAACTTTGTACACTATAATATGACAGAAGTTTATACTGTATTGAATTTTGATTACAATAGAATGAGGTGGACGTTACAAGGAAAACAAGACAATTATAAAGGTTGGAAAATTGAATATTATTATCCAGATAAAATATCTGTAAAATACTTAAATGATTTAGATAATGATTTGAAACTTATAAAAAACAAATTAGTATTTACAAAATTTAAACACAAACAAAAATTTAAGGCTATTAAAGATGGAAAAGTTTATTATCATCATAGTAAAAATAAATTTGCTAAATTAATGGGTATTTATGGCAAATTTATATATGATTATATAAAAGGTGATATTGATAATTATAAGGGTTGGCATTTTGAAAATATAGACAATTTACCAAAAGATATATCTGGATTAAAATATTTAGAGTATTTAAAAACACAATATGGAGTTGATATAGATGAGCAAATATTATAATTACCATAAGCACGATGACTACAGTAATATTCGTACGCCAGACGTGGCGATACAATTTAAAAATTATATAGACAGAGCTATTGAGCTTGGTCACGATGCAGTATTCACAACCAATCATGGCACAAGTACAGATGTATTCTATGCTTATGACAAATGTAAAAATAATAATTTAAAAATGATATTTGGAATTGAGGCATATATAGCGAAAGATGTTAAAGAGAAAGTAAGGGGTAACCACATAGTGTTAATAGCTCTAAATCATGATGGTTATAGATCTATTAATAAAATTAATTCCAGAGCTAATACAGATGGATTTTATTATCACCCTAGAGTACAATTAGACTGGCTCTTAGAATTAAATCCAAAAGATGTAGTAGTTACCAGTGCATGTACCAATAGTGTATTAAAGATAGAGGGCTCATTAGAATTGCTACATGAACATTTTGGTGATCATTTCCTATTAGAAATACAGAGTCACAATGAAGAAATGCAAAGAGATTGGAATAATAAAATATTAGATATTCATAATAAATATGGAATAAAATTAATACATGGGAATGACTCTCATTATATTTATGAAAGCGGAGTACTAGGGAAAGAAGGTAGAACAATATTCCTAAATAGTAAAGGTATGTCATATGGCGATGAAGATAATTTTATGTTAGATTATCCAGAGTATGATACTATACTAAATAGATATAATAAACAAGGTATTATACCTATGAAGTTAGCTAAAGAAGCTATAGATAACACATTGATATTTGAACAAGCAGAAGACTTAAACTTTAAAAAGAATATAAAGATGCCAACTATTTATCCAGATTTAACTTATGAGGAAAGGTTTGGAAAGTTAAAAGACATAGTAATAAAGCAATGGAATAAAGAAAAAGTTGAATTAAGTAAATATAATTTAACAAAGAAACAATTTGATAAATATACAACAGCAATATATAATGAAATGAAAGTAGTAAAGGAGACAAATGAAGAGGTTCACACATCTGATTATTTCCTATTTAATTATGAAGCAGTCAAGTTGGCAACTGAGAAATATGGTGGTAAGTTATCATACTCGGGAAGAGGGTCAAGTGTATCGTTCTATACCAATTATTTATTAAACTTTACTAAAATAGATAGAATTTTTGCACAGGAAGATGTTCCAATTTACCCATCAAGGTTTATATCTAAGACAAGATTACTAGAAACAAGAAGTATCCCAGACATAGATCTTAATACAACTGGAGCTGAGCCATTCTATAAAGCATCTATGGATTTATTAGGCGAGAATCACGTTTTTCCAATGGTGGTATTTGGGAGGTTGCAGTCAAAAGGGGCATTCAGAATGCTTTGTAGAGCAAAAAATATAGAAATGTCAGAATATAATAAATTTGCTAAATCAATTGGTGACGTAGGTGAGTCAGAGCTATTAAATGATAAGACATTTGGGGGTATATATAAAGAAAGTCAAGCATTTGTTGGACTTATTCAGACAAGCTCAATTCATTCCTGTTCTTACTTAATATATGATGAACCGATTGATGAAGAGATCGGGCTTACTAGAAGTGGAGATAATATTGTATGTAACATAACATCTAAACAGTCTGATATATGGAAATTTTTAAAAGAAGACTTTTTACAAACTGATGATATTAGAATACTTGATAAAGTTGAGAAATTAGCTGATATAGAAACTCCTAATATTAGAGATTTATTAGACAAATTAGATGATAAAACTTGGAAACTTTATGAAGATGGAATAACTGCTACTTTAAATCAAACAGCTACTGATTACAGTACTAATTTAGTTATGAAATATAAACCTAAAAATTACGCAGAATTAACATCATTTGTTAGTGCTATTCGACCAAGTTTTAGTTCGTTGTTAAATGGATATTTAAATAGGATAGATTATTCTAGTGGTATAGATGAATTAGATAGTCTATTTAAAATTACTAATGGATATATATTATACCAAGAAAATGTAATGCAGTTCTTAATACACTTAGGAGTTGAAGAAGACGAAGCTTATTCAATATTAAAACGAATAGCTAAAAAAGATGAAACATTGACAGATTATTTAAACGAATTAGAGGAGAGTTTATATGATGAATGGTGTAATAAAGGTTATAATAAGAATAAATTTAAAGATGCTTGGGATGTAGTATTAAACTCGGTTGGATATGGGTTAATTAATAGCCCCTTATAATTATATAAGAAAACTCAATGAACCCTATTACTCAGGGGTGTATCATTTTTATGATGCTAACAGGGAAACCTAAACGTAAAGACGTAGGCAATCCTGTGCTAAGCCTAAGAAATTTAGGAAAGTGCAACGACTAATTGTACGGTGGATGACGAGTTGCCATTGGAAGCGTTGAGTACTACTAATGTAGTAATGATATAGTCTATGCCAATAGAAATATTGGATTTTATGTTAATGCCAGCCATGCACTATCTACAGCCATTATTAGCCTTTATCAAGCGTATTATAAGGCTCACAATCCACTAGAATATTATTCTGTAATACTTGAAATGTATCAAGGTGAATTAGAAAAAACTACACAGATAACAAGTGAATTACCATATTTTGATATAACTGTTTATCCTATACAATATGGCAAATCAAAAGGTCAATATTTCATGGACAAGGCTAACAACTCTATATACAAAGGAATTGGCTCAATCAAATATCTCAATACACAAGTTGGCAACGAACTCTACACCTTATCACAACAAACTAACCATAAGTCATTCATAAATTTACTATATGATATAGAAGATACATCAGTAAATTCAAGACAATTAGAAATACTAATCAGACTAGATTATTTCAGCCAATTTGGTAATGATAAAAAACTATTAGTACTATATAAATACTTTAGCAATTTAAATTCAAGAAAACAGTTGAATAAAGAATCAAATCGTGATATAATATCATTAATAGAAAAAGTTGGTGTAACAGAAACATTTATAGCTGATAATTCATCACAAACTAAAAAACTCTATAAAGATATAAACTTTAAAGAAATACTATTAAAGATTGAAACAAATATTCCAAACTTATCATTTGGGATCAAAGAAAGGCTAGATGCACAATTAGATTATTTAACATATATCAATAAACAATACGATGTTGATAATAGATTATGGTATGTGATAGATATAGCAGATTACAAAAACCCATATGTTAAACTACACAATATTAGAACTGGTGATGAGAAATCTCTAAAGTTATTTAAATATGATATAGATAAAAATGTTCGTAGACCTGTTCCAAAGGATATAATAATGGTTGATAAAGCAGTATGGCAACGCAAGAATAAAAAGGTTAATGGTGAATGGGTTAAATCAAAAGACAAGCAATTAGTGTTAAAGAAGTATAATATAATAGGATAGGTGATTGTATGGCAAAAATAAGGTGTGTTCCAACACATAAAATATGGAAAGATGACAATAATGAATTTAAGATATATGCTATTGATGTTAAAGAATCAAATGTTGAATTAGAATTCAACAAGTATGGTAATATAACAGTTAGTGGTGTATGCTCTGATTTTGATATAGGTGAGGAATACACATTAACTGTAACTAAATCAGAAAGTGGTAAATACAAAGGTTCATATGAATTAAGAAGTATAAAACGCCTATTACCTATTAACAGAGAGGACAAATTTACATTTCTATCATTCATAATATCTGATAAGCAATCTAATGAGTTATTGGATACTTATCCAGATATTATTCAAATGATTATTGATGATAATACAGAGACAATAGATGTTAATAAACTATATGGTATAGGTGATGTTACATTAGAAAAAATTGTAGATAAAGTAAATGACAATTTTGTATTAATTGATTTAGTATCTAAATTTTCACACTATGGCTTAACTCATAGAGAAATTAAAAGGTTACACGCTAAATATAAGAACACTGAAAAACTAATATTCAAAATGGAAAATGAACCATATCCAGTATTATGTAGTATTAGTGGTATAGGATTTAAGAAAGCTGATAAAAGAATACTAACGGGTAAACCAGAAATGAGAGACTCTAATCAGAGATTAATTGAAGCTATTAAATATATAATATTCAATAGTGATGGCGATAGTGCAATTACATTGAAGTCAATGTATAAAAAATTATCTGATTTAGATAATAGTTTAAGAATTATGATGAAAGATGTTGTGGATAATGATGATTATGAATTATTAGATGGTATTAAAGCGTATGGTGACGTAATAACAACTGATAGATTATTTGAGAAGGCTAAGTATATATTTATTAGACTTTTAAAATTATCCAAAGGCAAAAATATATTTAAATATGATGTTAATATAGAAGATTATAGAGTTGCAGATGGAATAAGTGTAACTGATGAGCAATTAAACATACTCAGTATAATGAATAAGAATAATTTTGGGATGCTAATTGGATCAGCTGGTTCTGGCAAAACTACTGCTATGAACACATTCCTTAACATGCTAGATGATAACAATGCAACATATAAACTGTGTGCGTACACAGGGGCAGCAAGTAAAGTATTGTCTAATCATACCAATCGTCCAGCACAAACAATACACAGGTTATTAAAGTATAATCCAGAGAAAGGCTGGGGAGTAAATGAAACCAAGCCACTAACATGTGACTACTTATTAATTGACGAAGTATCAATGGTGAGTTTAGATATGATGTACAGGGTTTTAAAGGGTGTAAATATAACTAGAACAAAGATAATATTTGTAGCTGACTCAGCACAAATACCAAGTATAGGGTTAGGTAATATATTACATGACTTAGTTCAATCTAAGCTATTCCCAGTCAATCAACTCACTAAAGTATTTAGATATGGTGGGGGTGGGCTAGATATGGTAGCTACTAAAGTAAGAAAAGGTGAATCATGGTTTGAAGATGATGTAAAAACACCTATGATATTTGGTGATGACCAAGACTTTGTATTCGTGCCATATAATAAATCAAAAGGTTTGAAGACATTATTAAAAACTTATAAATCTCTATTGAAAAAACACGATGTATCTGATATAATGGTTACAACAATATATAATAAAGGTGAGTATGGAACAATTAGGGTTAATAAATTATTGCAAAAGATTTATAATCCACCTAGAGATGGCTTAAGTGAAATTGAGTTTGGTGATACAACTTTTAGAGAAGGTGATAAGGTAATTAATATAGAGAATGATTATAAAGCTAAAATATTATTTGGCAAACCAGATAAAAATATGAGAGATTCTGACATTGAATTTAATACTGTAGGTAAAGACGAAGCTATATATAATGGTGATATAGGTGTTATAGAAAAAATAATGAAGGAACATGTTATAGTGCATGTTGATGAGAGATATTATGTCTATACTAAGAGTAAGTTAAAAAAATTGAACTTGAGCTACATTCAATCAATCCACAAGTCGCAAGGGAGTGAGGCTAAATACGTGATTGTATTTACACCATCAAATCAATCTTATCTCTTTACGAGGAATATATACTACGTTGCTATAACTAGAGGTCATGATAAAGTTATATCAATAGGTTCACCTAAAACTATTAAACGTGGATTACACAAAGCAGAACAATTTAATAGAATGACTAATTTAAATAATATCATAAATGCATATAAAAATAAAGTTAACAACAGCAAGTAATTAATTTTTGACAAACCATATATAGTATGATATAATGTAAAATACACGATAAAAATACTATATATGTTATTTTATGAATTAAAGGAGGATAACATGGACTATGAGTCATTAAAGAAAAAATTTGAAGAATTCAAAAAAGGCGAAGTAATAATATCTATTCATGAAGATTATGAAGATGTATTTCTGGAATATTTAGAAGTAAATAATATAACTAAATTTTGGGTAGAAAAGAAAAGAGTTTATCTCAATTATAGAACGTCAACCTTAGCAATATCTGAGTTGAGAAATTCAGAAATGAGAAAAGTTAAAAAAATGATTAAAAAGAAAAAGCTTAGAATTTTAAAAGAAAAGAAAAAACAAATTGAAAAAGAGATATTGGAAATTAATAATTAAGGGGAGGATAATATGATAAAAATAAGAGTTAAGGGTAAAAGTAGTTTCAATGTAATTGTAGAAATAGAAGAAGTTGATTCTTTTGAAGAATTGGAATATCGTAATATGGATAAAGATAAAAGTGATGACCTTATTAAAGACGCTTTAGCTAATCAACATAATATATACCCAGATTATGTTGTTTGTATTGATGATTAATAGTAACTATTATTAAAAGGAGGGTAGCATGAGAAGTAGAGAAGAAAAACTCAGAGATGATTATAATCCATCTGAATTAGAAATAGAAGAATTTCCTTACAAGAAAGAACAAATTAAAAAATGGGAAAAATACTTTGGTTTTAAAATTGAAGATGGAATGGTTAAAAACAATTTAGAATTTATAGAAGTTAAAAAGGAGGATAATATAAAAGTTAAGAAAAAAGATATAGTCAAATTATTTGAAAAAAGAACTGGTTATAATGCTAACCATAAAATTAATGTTGATAATTGGATAAATAGTAAACACTCACTCACAGATGATGAAGATATACTAGATATATTTAAACAAATTCATTATTTATTTGGTTCATTAGAATATGATTTTAAAATATTAGAAGATGAATAGGAGGATAATATGAGAGAAATATTATTTAAAGGTAAAGATATAGATACTGATAAATGGATTTATGGTTTCTATGGTGAAGGTGATGAATTTTGGGATAATGGCGGCGTTGAACATATGTATAGAGAAGGAGTTACAAAGCTATACTACATTGTTGATAAAAATTCTAAATCACATCTAGTATATCCAGAAACAGTAGGACAATATACAGGTTTAGCGTACGAAAATGATAATAAAATATTTGAAGGTGATATAGTAAAATATTTTGGGAGAAAAGGTTATATTTTATACATGAATGGAGTCTGGTTTATTTCATTTAATGAAGGTGGCTATAGACAATTGTCAGATTTGTATAGAAGTTTAAAAATTATAGGTAATATACACGACAATAAAGAATTGCTAGGAGGTTAATGTGGAAAATATTTTTATTGGTGGTGCTGTATATATGAACAGTGAAGAACAAGGTATTAAATATAAAGCATATTACATTGATACAATGCAAATAAAATTAGAGGTTGAGAGTGAATCTAAAAAAATATCAGAGGTGTACAATTGTGAATCAACATTAATTTTTGGTTTATTTGGAGTCGACAAGGATAATGTAAATGCTTTAATACAATGTATGCTAGAAAAATTGGGGTGGGAACATGACAGAAAAATATAGAGGAAACGAAGTAGAATATGATAATGAAATAGAACTATGGGTTTATTCTGACACAAAGAAAACAGTCAGAGATAATTGGGAAGAAGTCCCATGTGGTAATTGTGGTAAAAATTACACTAAAGAAGGACACGATGGTTGTCTAGGCACTTTGATAGGTGTAATGAATGCTTGTTGTGGACATGGTGATGGAGAGCCAAGTGTACAATTTCTTGATGGCAAATGTATATTTGGTGAAGATGCTAAAGCAATATTAGATATATTAAAGAGAAATAGTTAGGGGAAGGATAATATGGATAAATTAAATAATTTCACATTGGGGCAGATTGCTAGTAATTGCTATATGGTTCAACGAGGAAAGCCAGCTTCTGTATCAGCTATAAAAAAATCTGTAGCTGAAAAATTAAAAGAATATGTAGAAGATAATTATGGATTAAATGTATTCATAGATATATTAAATGATGAATGGGTTGAATTTTGGATATATAAACACGAATATCTGATTGATATAATTAAACAATTACCAGATATACCAAAAAATAATTATGACCATTGGGTATTAGGAAAAATATTTGGATATTCTGACGAATCTATAAAGGAATTTATAACATCTATTAAATAGTATGGATAAAATAGTTAAATAGGAGGGTAATTAATGAATGTGGGAAAGTCTTTTGAGAAAGATATTCAAGACTCAATAAACAATATGAATAATGTATTTATTAGGCGACTGAGAGACGTACAGTTCTATGCTGGCTCAGTATCAATAGCTGATTATAGCTGTTACAAGAAACCTAACTTATTCTTATTTGAATTAAAAACATCTAAAGGAATATCAATATCTATATCTGAGAAATATAAAACTCATAATAAAACAAAAGATGGTCATAAAAAAGGTGACTGCAAATTAGATGATAATGGTGACAAAATAGTATCTCACTATGGTAGATTAAATAAAGATCAGTTAGATATGATGATAGAAGCTAGTAAAGTTCATGGTGCACATGTAGGGTTTATAATGGAATTTAGAAATGCTAATAAATGTTTTTATGTATCTTTAACTAAGATACTAGAGTTTATAAATGACGATACTAGAGAGCGTAAGAGCATACCAGTGAGCTTTTTAGATGACGAAGGTCTATTACTACCTAGAGTTAAGAAAAGCTCTGTATGGGACGCTGAGGAGCAGGAATTGATACTTGATCTTGTGGGTAATGGTTACACAGGTAAAGAAGTTGTGAGTAAATTAAAGGATAAATTACCCGATAGAAATGATTCAAGTATCAAAAGTAAATTTTATAAGATAAGGAAAACCAAAAAAATTAAGCCAGTAACACAGTATATACATTATGAATATGATAGCAGTATACTTGATATGATTGTTGAGCATGAAAAAAGTTTAAAATAACACTTGCATTATATTTATTAGTGTGGTATTATATATTTAGTAGATGATAAAAGGATTATAAAGGAGTGATAATATTGGATTGTAATTGTAAAAGATGTACTGGAAGAGATGTTGATAAATACTTGAAAAAATCAGAGGAGGATAGGATGAAAAACACAATTGAAGATGCTTATGATAGTGTTGTAGATGGAATGAATTCATTAAATAGATTAGTTGATTTAATTGATGAAGATGATAAAAATATTGAAAAGATTATTGAGTATACAGATAAGATAGAATATAATCTTAGCAATATACAAGATGATTTACTTGGATTGGATAGTTAAAGGAGGATAAGATGAAAGCAATTATGAAAGTAATATGTACTAAGGATTGGAAAAGAGAAAATGTTAAAAAAGGAACAATTGTTAGTGTTGATGATAATAGAGAAATAATTTATCGTGGAGAATTTTTATGTGAAGTTGGTTCAGCTTATTTTGATGTATATTTTGAAATATATAATGAAATATCTGAAAAAATATTTGATGCTTTAGGTTTAGAAGAAGGCAAAGTGTATAATGGAGGTTGCAATACTTATAGAATAAAAAACGGAGTTTTAGAATGCAAGCTTCTTGGTGATTGGGAAACTTCACTTAATAATTTTCAGCAAGTTATTGATACAGATTTTGTAGAAATTGAAGTACCCTTTGAGGAAAGAATAGAAAATGGTGACAAATATTATTTTATTAGTACTACCCCACGCCTAGATTTAAATTATACAACTTATGATGGAAATGATTTTGACAAAGGTTTAATAAAGATAAACAACTTTTTTGAAAGAGCAGAAGATGCAGAAAAGGCTTTAGATGAAGTGTCAGTGATATTAGTAGGTAGTATTAAAAAAAGGAGAGTGTAATTAATGAATTTTAAGAGAGATTTAGAAATAAGTATTGATGCAACTGTAGACGCAATTTCAAGAATGACTGGTGTAGATGAAATACCTAGCTTTATCAAGCAGGTTAAAATGGATAATGTATACAAGCAATATCTTATTATGAGAAGAAAAGCTCTATCATATAAGAATGTAGATGAATTAAATAAATATGCTGAAATTTTAGACTTCACAGTTGAATTAAGTGGTATGAAAAGAAACTAATGTCATTTATTGATAGTGTTGAGGAAGATTTAAGAGAATCAGAGGAGGAAAATAGTGATGAGTTAATTAATAAATTCCATGACTTTCGTTCAGTAGTATTAGAATCATGTGTGTTTGATGAGGTTAATACAAAAGATGAGTATTTGAGAACTATATTAACATATATAGCATTAACATTCTCTTTTGTAACAGTATTATCTGATGAACTTGATGCAGAGTAAGGAAAAATAAAAGGAGGAGTTTTATGAAAGTAATATTTACAGAAAATATTTGTCTCTATGGTATATTAGTTCGGGAAGATGATATCTTAGATGTGGATACGTCTGGTAGTTCTAGATATATATATGTAGGCTCAACTAAATATGATTTAGACAATTTGTGGGAATACTTTGAAGTTTATGATGATACAAATGACAAAGTATTTGAGTTATTAAGACTCGAAAAAGGTAAAATATATGAATTCCGTGGAATAAGATATAGAATTTTTAATAATGAAATTCAACTATTTAACTTTGATGGATGGGATGAGAGTTATTTAGATTTTAATTCAGTAATAAATGGAGGTTTAAAAGAAATCAATCCACCTTTCGAAGAAATAATTGAAGTTGGTGATAAGTATTATATTATCGGAGCTGATTGTATGGTATATAGTGATACTTATGGAGCTAATAGATTAGATAGAAACAGAATACAAGTTAATAATTTCTTTGAAACAGAAATTGAAGCTATGGAAGCGAGAGGGAAGGTTACAAACACACTAAAGGAGTTCAAAGATGAAAAAACTAACACTTAATATACAACTTAAATTTGATAATGTAGAAGCTACCATTGGTGATTTTGATTATGAGACTAGTGGTAGACAAGACTTAAAAATAGTAGTTGAAGATAAAGAATGGTTGGATGAATATGAGCAAAAAAATGAAGTAGAACAAAGTTTGGTTTTGCAAAAAATATTAGGCAGTTGCATTGATACTTACGCAGACACTTACACAGATTTTATGATGGAATTGTATGATTTTGATGAAGAATATGTGCAGGATAAGATTATGGTTACAGTTAGTGAGATTATAGAGGACTAGAGTTTAAAAAGGAGTGATTTATGACTATTGTAGTGGGATATTTAGATAATGATGGTATAGCACATATCGCAAGTGACGGTATGGGTAGTAATGGATATAATAATATGGATACATCTAATCAAAAGATACAAGTTACAAAAGATAAAAATTTATTAATTGGTTATGCTGGTAGATTTGGTAATTTTGAACTACAGTATTACAGCTATTTACCAGAGCCAACATATGAAGAAAATGATAATGGTGGTTATGATTTAGTATTACCAAAGGTTGATGAGGAATATTTCTTTACTGAATTTAGGTATAAACTTAGAGAAAAGGTAATGAAGATGAGATTTTTAGACCTAGATAAAAATAAAAAATCACAGGATAAAGCAAAAGATACTGGCGATGAAATATCTTTGATAGTAGCTCACAATGATATATTATATCAAGTGCAATGGGGGTATGAATTATTACCTGTATCTAAAGGTGAATTTGTATCGATAGGTTCTGGCACATATCATGCAGAAGCGTCTATAAATACATTTAGAAGGTTAAAAGAAAAAGATTTGTCACCAAAAGAAATGGTTATTGAGGCTGTAAAATCAGCTACAGATAGCGTTGTAAGTGTAGGTAAAGGTATTTATTATGCTAATACTAAAGATTACAAAGTCGAACGTATAGAAGAGTGAAATAAGCGATTTAAAGGTGTATAGCAGACGTTTTTATGAGTTATAGGTCTATTAGTATGGTAAACTATAAAAAGCGTCTGGCTCATACATTTATAAAGGGAGGTTGTTATGAGTAGGAAAATACATTGTTCTGTTTTATTGTTAAATGATAAAATTATAGATTGGAAAGTTGGGAAACATAAAAAGGAAGTTCCAGAAGCATTTCTGATATCTTTTATAAAATGTAAATTTGAATCATCTAATTTAAAAGTTAAAAACAAGACATTTATTTCAAATGAGCGTAAAGATACAAAAGAGATTTATGAAGTGAAAGCAAAGGATTTTATGAAAAATTGGGAAATCCATAAATCATTTGCTGGATTCTATCTTCCATATTAAAAATACAAAAATAGAAGGAGGATAATATGATCAAAGATAAATTTGTTGCAATAAAAGATTGCATAGAAGGTAAGTATAATAAAAATTTAGATTGTGAGATGATAAACAGTTTTAAAAAAGGTGATAAATTTGATTTAGAACAACCAGAATTATATACAGAATATGTAATGAGTAAAGAAGGTTATATAATGTGTGCTAAAAACTCACCATTTTATAAGGAATTTTTCGAGGGAGCTTTTTAAGGAGGGTAAAATGAAATTTACAAGTGAAGAATTATTAGATCAACTAGGTTTAGGGGTTGGCGATAAAATAAATATTGAAGGTTTTTGTGATAATCCATGTACAATCATAAACACACATCATATTAGAAGTAAAGATGGGTCTATTCTTAATTTATATTTATTATTAGATGAAGATTTTAAGGTAGTAGAAGATAAAATTTGGTATATTGATGAAATTGAAAATGGAGATGTGTATTATTATTTAGACCAATACTTTAATATATGCAGAGATGAATACGGGGAACCCTATTATCATAGAATGTTAATAATGAATGGTGTGTCATTTAAAAAACGAAGATATGCTGATGAATATTGGGACGAGTTACTGGATTTTAATGAAAAGTATAAAGAATAATTTAAAATAAGGAGGGAATATGAAATATACTAAGAAAGATATATCAAAATTGTTTCAAGAAAAAAGTGGTTTAAAAGCAGGCGATAGAATAAGTGTTAGATATTGGGGTGGAAACCCATATACAGTATCAGATGATTTTAAAATATCAAATAGCGAGGGGTACGTTGAGAGATAATAGTGTTGTTGAGTATGATAGGGAGGATATATGAATAAAGAAGATATAGTTATATTTAAATTTAGTAGAGATGAAACACCTATAGGTGATGTTGTAGAATATTATAAAAATATTAAAGATGCTTTTGATGATAAAATTGTTGTCGCTATAGAAGATACTATGGGATTGTATGACATACATGGTAATGATTTGTCTGATCATAATAGGGAGTTGCTAGAGGAAGCTATTAGTAAGTTTGAGTAGGAGTTGATGATATGTTTAAAACAGGTAAAATTTTATTTGGTAAACGAGGAGAAGGTAAAACTACTGAGCTATTAAAGCTATTAAAAGACAATGATTGCTTGATAGTTTTTAATAAAAATATGGCTAGACACTATGATTCACTAATGCCATATTGGATAGACGTTAAAGTTTTAAGTATTGGTGATAATTTACGAGGTTATGAATTTAATAATGTGTATATTGATAATGCTGATATTATTATGAGAAATGATCCAGCAAAACTTGACTGGTTGATGAATGATAGTGGGTATAATGTAGCCTTGATGACTATGAGTATATAAGGAGATGATAAGGTGAAGATAATAAAGAGAGATGGTAGTACTGTTGATTTTGACAGTAGTAAGATAGTAGAAGCGATTAAAGGGGCATGTTCAGAAACAGAATATAAAAATGATATAAACAAGATTAATAAGATAGTTGATGAAATAGTTAAGGAAAATAAGTTCCATCATAATTTACAAGGTAGGTGGCTAAGTGTGGAAAATGTTCAAGACTTAGTCGAGTCATGGTTAATGGTTTATGGGATGTATGCAGAAGCCAAGAGGTATATTTTGTACAGAAGTGAGCAGTCTCAAAAAAGACACAAAGAATGGGATATGACAGATTTACAAAGAGATGTGTTGCACAGAAAATATATACATGATGGTGAAAATTTTAATGGTTTTATTAAAAGAGTTGGTAATAATGAACCAAAATTAATGAAGGCTATTAGAGATAGAAAATTTTTATTTGCTGGTAGAGTTTTAGATGGCAGGGGAAGTAAAGAACCAAAAACATATTCAAATTGTTTTGTATTACCAAGTCCAAAAGATAATTTAGAGGATATATTTGATGTGGGTAAGCGAATGGCTATAACATACTCCCTCGGAGGTGGATGTGGTGTAAATTTAGAAAATCTTAGACCAAATGGTTCAGACACACATAATTCAGCTGAGAAGTCAACTGGTAGCGTTAGTTTTGGAAGTCTATATAGTTTTATTACTGGTTTAATTAGCCAAAAGGGGCGAAGAGGTGCTTTAATGTTAAGTTTACCTATTAGTCATCCAGATATAAAAGAATTTATAACAATAAAATCTGATTTAGATAAATTAACTAAGGCGAATATATCAGTTATGATTACAGATGATTTTATGGAAGCTGTAAGAGAATCTAATGATTTTACAACTTCATTTAAAGTCGAACATGATAATGGAGAGACAGAATTAATAGAGAAAACATATAATGCAAAACAATTGTTCAATACACTTGCAAAACAAAACCATGATTTTGCAGAACCAGGTGTTTTATATTGGGATAGAATAAATAACTGGTATTTGTTGAGTGAAGATACAGAATATAATTATGATTCAACGAATCCTTGTTTTACTGGTGATATGAAATTATTAACATCAGATGGGTACAAGACGTTCAAGGAATTGTCTGGTAACAATGTTGAGTTAATTAATAATGATGGTGAAAAAAGTAATGGCAGTGTTTGGAGTAATGGAATAAAGAATACCGTAGAAGTTAAATTTTATGGTGATAAAGACCCAATCAAATGTACTGATGACCATGTGTTTATGACAAATGATGGGAAATCTTGTGAAGCGATAGAGTTGCAGGGCAAAAGAATAATGCCATTTGTAAAAGTAAATAATGAAATTAATGAATATGTTAAATATGGATTTTTACAGGGTGATGGATGCTTAGGAAGACTAGATTCTGACGCACACAAAGGGCTTGAAATTAATCTTTCAAGTGATGATGGTGATGTTAGAGATTTGTTTGGTATAAAAAAACATGGTAGAACTGTGTATATAAATGGATATAATGATATATTAAGTGAGCTTGGATTTTCTTCAAACAAATTGCCGACTAGAGACTTACCGCATACAATAAGGTTATGGGATGACAAAGATAAAAGAATGTTTTTAAAGGGTCTCTATTCTGCCAATGGATCTGTTATAAAGGGGTATAGAGTTGCCTTGAAGACAACTAATAAATATTTAGCCAAAGATGTAGTTGAATTGCTCTCTGGGTTTAATATTGAGGCATATATTACTACAAATAAATCACGCAAACAAAAATTTAGTAATGGAGTATATACAATGAAAGAGTCTTATGATGTTAATATCTCAAGATATAATTCAATATACAAGTTTAGCGAACTTATTGGGTTCATACATTCATATAAGAATGAATCATTGTCTGATTTAATCATAGGAAAATCACCTGTGGTATCATCTATTAAAGAAATAGGTGAAGAAGAGGTATTTGATTTTAATGAGCCGATTAATAATTGGGGTATAGTGGAAGGTGTAATTGCACATAACTGTGCGGAAAAGCCTCTCCCAGCCAATTCAAATTGTCTCTTAGCCTCAATAAATTTATCAGCTCTAGTTGGTAATAAATTTGAGGACAATGCTAAGTTTAATTTTGATGAGTTTAGTGAGTTAGTAAAACTTGGCGTTATTCAATTAAATAAAGTATTAGACGAAGGCATAGATAGATTACCTTTTGAAGAAAATAAACAATTTGGTAGAGATTATAGACCAATTGGTTTAGGCTATTTTGGCTATGGTGACATGTTAATTAAATTAGGTATGAAGTATGGATCAAAGGAAGCTTTAGAATTTACACATAAAGTTGGAGATAAAATGATTAAAGTAGCATTAGAAACTTCTGCTTTATTAGCGAAAGAACATGGTGCATTCCCTAAATTTAAATTAAAAGAAGTTTTAGAATCGCCATTCTTTAAAGAACACACTAATGATAAAATAACAAAGCTAGTTAAAGAACATGGGTTATATAATGCTGAGTTATTATCAATAGCACCAACTGGTAGTTTATCGCTATTAGCTGGGACATCCAGTGGAATTGAACCTATATATAAGATATCATATACTAGAAAAACTGAAAGTATATCAGAAGATGGTGATGCTTATTATAAAGTGTTTACACCAATAGCTAGAGAGTATATGGATAAAACTGGTATAACTAATGAAGATGACTTACCAGATTATTTTGTTACTTCTGGTGACCTAACAGCATTACAAAGAATCAAAACGCAGTCAGTATGGCAACACTATATTGATGCTAGTATATCATCGACTGTTAATTTGCATGAATCAGCTACAGTTGAAGATGTAAAAGATATATACATGTTAGCTTGGGAATATGGGTTAAAGGGTGTTACAGTATTCAGAGATGGCTGTAAGAGAGCTGGTATTCTTGGTAATCATGATAAAGATAAAAAAGACAAATCAGTTAAAGATATGTCAGTAGATGATTTACAATTAGAATTATCTATGAAATTAGAGAAAGAGTACATTGATAATCCAGATGAATGTCCTAAGTGTGGTGGAGAGTTAAAACACGAAAATGGATGTGAACAATGTGTTGTATGTGGATGGAGTCCATGTTCAATATAATTAATACTAAGATAGGCATTAAATTGTCTATCTTTTTTTATTTAAATAAACTTCTTGACTTTTTTAAAAAAATATGATAATATTGTATTGAGGAATATTAGTTAGGTTATAGGGGAGGAAGTATATGGCTAAAAATTTAAGGGAAGAAAGAATTGGTGAAATTAATACTAACAAACAGGGGTGTTCTATGAAGATAATTGAGTACAACAAAGCAATTGATATATTTGTTGAATTTCAAGACGATTACAGAAGCATAGTACATACAGCATATTCTGCATTTTCTAAAGGTAAAGTTAGAAATCCAAATCGCAGATTGGGTGAAACAAGCATTAATAATCAAGGTTGTGAGATGGTAATAGTAGAATATAACAATTGTGATGACATATATGTTGAGTTCAATGATAAATACAAATATAGAGCCCATGCACAATATCATGATTTCATAGAAGGTGGAGTTAAGAATTTATATCATCCAAATGTTTGTGGTATGGGGTTCCTAGGTGATGGTAAACATATATCATCTGAAAATAATAAAAATACTAAAAAATATGATACATGGAGCAACATGTTGCATAGGGTGTACAATAAAGATATACGCAAGAAATTACCTTCGTATGAGGATTGCCAAGTCTGCAAAGAATGGCATAATTTCCAAAATTTTGGCAACTGGTTTGATGAAAATTATTATATTATAGGTGCTAGCGATAATATGGCTTTAGACAAAGATATATTAGTAAAAAATAATAAAAAATATAGCCCAGATACCTGTGTTTTTGTACCAAAGAGTATAAACTCACTATTTACTAGAAGGGAATCGTCAAGAGGTGATACGCCTATAGGTGTATATTATAGGGAAGATAATAATAAATATAGGGCTCTTTGTTGCAACCAATTAATTGGTGATAAGCCCAAACAGATAAAATTGGGGCAATTTGATAATCAAAGACAGGCTTTTTTAACATATAAACAATACAAGGAGAAGCACATAAAAGAAGTGGCAGATTATTATAAATCAAAAATACCTGAAAGTCTTTATGATGCTTTATATGATTACAAGGTAGATATTACAGATTAAAAAACTTCAAATAAACAAAATTAACCCTTGACATGATATAACATTTAATGTACTATGTATTTAGAAGATAATAAATGCACAGCAAAGTAGAAAAGGAGAGATAGTTATGAAAAAGAATTTTAAGTATTATTTAAACAAAACTGTAAAAATAATTAAAAATATGTTACTAGGATTTGGAGTTATATTTATCATATTAATTGCATTAATGATTAAAGATGGTGAATTTAATGATAACAAGTCAGAAAATATACCACACAAAGATGAAAATACTACAATATCAAATGAAGAAATAGTCACAAAAGAAGATAAAGATAAATCAATACATGTAATTGAAGAAGACGAGAGTATTCCTGTGGATGTAGTAGCAAGCCAGTCAGTATTAATTGCTAAGGCATTAAATGTAAATAATAATAAGAAGAGTGTAGATGTAGCCGATATTGCAGATGATACAAGTGAGTTAGATTTAACTAATGAGACAAATGAAGAATCTGATGCATACAAAAATGTTGTTGGATTCATTGAAGACGTCAAAGAAACAAAAAATATGATTACGAATAACAGGGATTATAATAAAGATGATTTGGATGAATTTCCAATCAGTTATCTCTATAATTTAAAAGAGGCGAATGGGCGTAATTTTAGTGAAAAATATAATCTAAAAATGATGATCGTAACTGGGAAAATTGACAGTATAGAATTAAGTGGTAATATTATACTAATTAGTAAAGATGAAGATTGGTCTTATGATGAGATGTACTGTGAAACAGTAAAAGGTATTGATGTTAGTAATATTTATAAAGGTGATACAATATCTGTAACAGGTGAATTATCATTTGACTGGCTTGGTCGTTTAAAATTTATGGTTTACGAAATAGATGAAATGCAATGAATTAATTTTATAAAAGGAGATGAATAAAATGAAAATGAAAACAGTTAGCGAAGTGTTAATAGTCTATGGTGTAACAAATGACTATGTCGAGCAACAATTATATACTACTGGGGTGTCTGGTGTAGAGAAAATATTATGGGCTGACCCGTCTGAAAATAATGGATTAAGCTTTTGTAAAGTCTACGTATCTGACGAAATAATATTTATATCCAATCCAACTAAAGTTTTTTATAGTGTAGAGGAGGAAAACTAATGGATTATTATGGAACACCAGAGGAACATATAAAAAAACTAGAGCGTAGAGTTAAAAATTTAATTAAAAATAACAGAAAACTACAAGAGGAAAACAAAGGTTTAACAAATAATCTATCTGATGCTGAGTTTAAAATTAAAACTGAGTTAGAGCCTAGAATTAAACAAGAAGAAAGATCATATGATAATTGGGCTACTAGTCCCACCAAAGGTATGGATGATTGCATGCAGGATTGTTCACGATGTATGAATACTGAATGTGAAGGTCATTGGGAATATTGGGTAGAAGAACAACATGTAGATATTGATTTTTGTCAAGATGAGTTAGAAAATTTACATCACAAAACATTGACATATTTAAGATTGAAAGATGAAGGTATATTCTCACATTATGAAGATATAATAAATGACTTGATTGATGTATATGATATAAAATATGAAGATTTATTTAGAGAGATAAATTTATCTGATTTAAATGATTACTATTATTATTTTGTTAAAATATATGATTCATATTTAGGTGATTCATATTATATAAAAGATTTTAATGATGACAGGGAAAATTTAAATGAGTATGATGGTATTTATGTTATTAGTGATAAATATTTAGACTATATAAATAGACTATAAGGAGGAAAAAATGAATTTAATTTTTACAATAACATGTCCACATTGCTATAATCCTACAAGTATATCATCGATACTATTTATGGATAATAAGAATAAAATTATCGATGTCGAAACACTACAATATACATTACCAGATACATATGTGTGTAATAGTTGTGGTGAAGACTTTAATGTTGATATTGAAGTTAATGTAGAGGAGGATAATAATGAATGATAAATTTAAATTGATTAATTTTAAAAAGTTTTGGGTTTCATTTGATTTACGATTTCATAATTCGAAATCAGATTACTTTGGTCTTGGATTGTTATTAGGCACATATGGAAAGAGTATAATTGATAATCATATACAATTTAGAATAAGCTTATGGTTGGTATTGGTGAGTTTTGAAGTAGTTATCAATAAAAACGGGATGGAGGAATAATAATGAGTCATATAATAAATAAACTTACGCAATTAAGATTTTTAACTAATAAATCACACACAATAAAAGAATTAGATATAGATATTTTATCAGAGAGAATATCTATCACAGTACAAAGTAATAAAATAATGGCTTCATATGATAATGGGGTATGGGGTTTTGGTCATAGTACAACACATTATATAGATGATAGTATTGAATATTACACATTTGGATTTAAGGCAATCGACAAATCAATTGAATTTGTCAAAGAGGTTATAATGAATGAATTAGATAATAGCTATACAAAATCAAATGATATAGCAGACTTAGATATAACTTCAAAAGAGGCTAGAATAAGAATTGGTAGTGCATTAAAAATTATTTCAAAACGTTTAAAAAGTGGGATGGAGGAGTAAAATGAACTGCAAAACATGCAAAAACAAAGGCACTATGGATTATGCAGACTTAGTATGTGCTCCTGCATTTGCTAGTTGTTGTTTAATACTAGATTGGTGTTTAAAATACAAGCAAGAGATAGGCTATATAAATCAGTTTAAAGATGACTTTAGCGATTGTTATATACCTAAGGAGGATTAAAATGAATAAAAAACAAAAACAACAAATATATAATTTCTGTAGTAAACATGCAGACTTGATAAATGCAAGAATAATAGCAAGAGTATCATTTGCAGAATCAACTAGAACGAACGCAACATATTATGAGGAGTATTACCATCTATTCCTAAGCTATTATTTCATATTCACATTAAAAAAAGATGGCGATTACAATGATAGTATTATAGAGGTATATATTGGGAGATGATAGTTAATGAAAAATAAATTTGAGTTACTATGTCCAAAGTGTGGGGACAAAGTTGAAATAAGCAAATATAATTATACAGATTTAAGAAATAGTTATTGGGTGTCTAATGGATATGGGAATACAGAAAATAGAGAAAAAATCATTAGATGTACTGAGTGTGATTTTGAACAAAAAATTGAATTTACTTCATACAAAGGAGGTATAGATTAATATGACAGGAATATATTGCGAAGTATCTAAAAACAACTACGATGTCAAAATGAAATTCCTATATGTATTAGATGAATGTGTACTCAGCAAAGAGAAACTATATAATATACTATATGAAATTTATGGTATCAAACATGTAAAAATATTAGATGAGTTTGAGTATAAAAATAAAAGAGAATTAGATATTAAATATACAGGGTATATTAATTTAACAACTATATGGAAAGATTATCAAAGTAACTCTTGACAAGCAAGATCAATGTGATATAATAAAGTTAGCAGGTAATCAAATGGTATAGGAGGCACACACAGGTATATACAGGTACATTCTAGAGGTTTTTAGCACTTACTGGTACAAGCACACCTTGAGGTATAAAAAGCTCTTAGATGGACTATATGAAATTGAAAGGAGGAATTATGTATAGTATTTTAACATCTTTATTTGTGTTTGTTGGACTCTTATTTATAGCATTCTTTATCATTGACAAGGCAACAAATAATGATAAAGATACTAATAAAGAGGATGATAATATAATACACTTTATTTATAAAGACAATCTATTAGAAGGATATAAATTAAAAGATTTTATTATTGATGGTAGTATATATGCATCTGGACATTATGTTGAAGTATCACAAGATATAGTTTATGAGTATGAATTAAAAGGAAATGTGATGAAGGTATATTATGATGATATAGTTTATAGATATAAAGAAAAAAGTAATTCTTGACAAGATCAAATAAAAATGGTACTATATAATTAGTAGATGAGAGGAGAATAGTATGAATGAAAACAAAGTAGTAAATTATAAAGTTGAAAATGCGGGTTTATGGTTTAATGCAGATGCTAGACAAATTAATTTAAGATTACAATTTTCAAATGTAGTTGTTAGTATAAAATTAGATTCAAATCAACACGAAAACCTCAATAAATTATTTGAATTATCAGAGGTATTTGGTATTTATGATTGTAATGGAACATTTGTAAAAGAAATCACAGGCAAATTTTGTAGGTTAGAAATCGAAAATGATATGCCTATTAAAATTATGCACATTGTAGACAATTCAATTGAAATTGAAATTAACAAGGATAGGTGATAAATAGTGGTTATGGGTAAAATGTTACTGGAATTGGTAGAATGTAAATTAAAAAAATTTGGGATAAATAAAAATGATATGTTTTATCTTGAAGGGCACAAATATGGTTTAATTTATTATGACGGGAAAAAGTTTATGCAAAAATATTCAATGGATGATGAATACTATGAGTTATTTGAAGATGATATAATTTTATATATACTAGATTCTAAATTGGTAAAGGTAGATGAGAGGAGGACAAAATGAAATTTTGGAGTAAGTTAATTTCAATTATAATAGTATTTACATTTCTTTTAATATTTATGACTAATGGGTCACCACGAACTAGTATGAGTGATGGACAAACATCACAAGACGCATACTATATGTGTCATCAATCAGTTGAAGCACAGCTAAAAAATCCAGACAGTGCTAGTTTTGAATCATATTCCACAGCACATGTTATAGAAACATCAGATAATAATTGGGAGATAACAGCAGAAGTTACTAGTGAGAATAGTTTTGGTGGTAGAGTAACAAACACTTTCTTTACAACTGTTGAATACAGAGATGATAATTGGTATGGCGGTAGAGTAGTATTTTTAGATTAGGAGGATAAGATGAAATTTTATACACAAAAATATGAAGATGTAAAAGAATTAAATTTACAATTGAAAAAACTTTTCTATTTAGGAAAAGATTTACTTCAATATTTAGATGACACAGCACCATTGCACTATTATATTAAAGAGATTGTAGCATTATTACAGAATGAAGAAACAAGAACACGTTCTTACTATAATGATGATTTTATTAAAATAACAAACAAACTGTTTGGTAAACATAAAAAGGCTGGGCTGATTGATTATTGTAAGTTGGATGGGGATTTTGCAACTGATATAGTTGAATCATATGTATTAGAAGTTAGTAAAATATTAGATATGTATATTGATTATAGAGGAGGATTAAAATTTGAACATTGTGATAAGCACAATTGTGAAACTCCACATATGATCGCTGATGATGGTATGCATTGCTTAATATGTATTGGTGAAAAAGGAGGATTGGAATGGCTAAGTTAGATATAAAAATAGGTAATTTAATGACTCATGATGACTTAGCATGTTCGCAATCTCTAGCAAGTGCTATGTCTGATATAGTACACGATAATTTATTTAGAGAATGGAAGGAATATAATAATATGGATAACAATATAATTGAATGGAAATTAAAATGTATTAATGTATCAAGAAATAATAAGAGGGATTTTACAATTGGTAAAGTTTATAGTTTAACAATGGACGGATTGAAATCAGATAATTATACTTGGAAGAATTTCTTATCAAAAAGCGGAGATAATCCATATGAAAAATGGTTAGAGTTTGTAGATGAAGCACAAAATGTATGGGGTGATATATTAAATTTTGAATTAGTTGGGGTAAATTATTTAACCACTAGTAAATATATTGATAATGGAATAGATATACAAAAATCAGTATCTAACGTGCACACTATAGGTGAGAACTTATTTGATAGTTGTAATATACCTTTAAGACCAGTACCTGTAATTGATGATAGAGAATATCCATTACATGAGAAACAATATAAAGGTACACCATTTGAAGATACAGGTATACTTAACGATGGAATGCTTACAAAAAATGTAACAAGAGGAGTGTGTGCATCACATATTTTTATTGATCATGTGTGGGATATAGAATTGTATAATAAGGAGGATAGTAAGATGAAAGATAGAGTAGGTAAAAGATATCAAGAATTATGGGATATGTGGTGTGAATTGCAAAATATAGTAGATGGAAGACTAGAAGAAGAGAAAGTATTAGACAGTCTAGGTATTTATAATGATTTGGATATAAGTAAACTTAAATCAGAGAAGGGAAAAATAAATAATCTATTAAAAGGTTATTCATCATTAAGTAAAATGGGAATTACTAATATTGCGAACAACGATCCTCACACTATAGTAAATTTTAGTAACGGTGATGAGGTTATTAGCAAAACATCAGATTATGATAATTATGATTTAGAAAAGGGTGTGCTGTTAGCACTGGTTAAACATAGTAGTAGTTGTACAGATTATCATAGCAACAGAACATATTCATTTGAAATTTTTGATGCAATTGATGATTTTGTTAATAGAAGATGGGTGTAATTATGGACTTTATAAAATATCTTTTTAAATGGGTACTATTTATTTGTGCTTTTGCATTATCTGTATTATTAGTTGTATTATGGGTAGTTGGTGTAGTATATACATTAAATAACACTGGTGATATACAAATTTGGTTTATACCATATTGGATATTTAGTGCTGCACTTGTTTTAGCAGTAGCAACTTATAAAGATTATTAGATTAGTGAGGAGAAATATATGAATAAAATGAAAGAGAAAATTAAAAAGACAAGAGAATACTTAGATTATATAGAAGAGCATTATGATAATGTACAAAAAGCTTGGTCTGCATCTAGACCAAAATTAGAAGGCTTGATTGATCAAAAATCATTGCTATGTTTAGATAAACAAATAGCAGAGCATGACTTATCTAAAATGTCTATTGAAGAATTTATACAATATAGAGAACGTTTTTCACCTATAAATGAAAATGAACAACATGGTGCCTATTGGAACTTTCAAGATGCTTGGGATAATCATAAAAAATCTAATCAACACCACTGGCAAAACTGGATATATATGGAAAATAAGACTAATAGAAAAATGTGCATTATACACAATGTAATAGATTGGATTGCTATGGCATATAAATTTGGTGACAGTGCAGAATTTTACTATGGTAATAATAAAACTGCAATTCGAATATCAGATGGTGATAGAGAGTATTTAGAGGAAATATTAGATATTATAGGAGGTTAGCGGTATGAATATAGGCTTTATTGGAGCAAAAGGGACAAGCAAAAGCACTATGGAGAAATTAATTGTTAATAGAAATAATAATATAAAAAAAGTAATATCCCATACCACAAGAGAACCACGCATTGGCGAGGTTGATGGTGTAGATTATCATTTTGTAAGTAGAGAAAAATTTATTTCTCTAAAAGATAATAATTTTTTTGCAGAATATGTGGAAAACAGAGGGGCATTATACGGCATATCTAAATCAGAGCTAAGTAATGAAGAGTATATAAAGTGTTTTGTTGTTGATTATGATGGGCTAAAACAGATAAGGGATAATTATGGTGATATATTTACAATATATTTAGAGTGTGACAAACATCAAAGGATTCAAAGAATATTAAATAGAGACCTTGAATTAAATTATAACATCTTTGAGAAAGATGATTTGTATTTTAAAAAACATAAGCACAAAATAAATCCAAATATAAAAATTGACACAACAAATAAAAACATTAATGATGTTTATGATATAATAATAAAAAATTTAAAGTCTAAGATTGATATTTTATGAATGACAAAAAATACTCAACGGGACATATTGGTGAGCAATATATTACAAATGAAGGTTGTATATGTAAAATAATTGAAGGTGGCAGTAGACTTGGGTATTGTACTATTAAAATTTATGGAGGCAAGAAGAATTATATAGGTGAATTTAGGTATGCACATGTAAAAAATGGTGCAATAACAAATCCAAATTTAATAAAAAAATATCTAAGAAACCACATTGGTGAGAAATATATATTAGATAATGGAGATACTGTAGATATTATAGACACTGGTAGTAAAGCTGCTTTTTGTACAGCAAAAATAACATGCAAAACTGATGGAATGTTTTGTATTAAGGAAGTTCAATATTTTAATTTGTCAAATCCGAATTATGAATTTGAGTTAAAAAATCCTTTAAGAAGAACATTTTGTAATGTAGGATATATGGGGTGTGGTGAGTACCCTAATCGTAATAAAAAAGTACATTTGAAAGCATATAGTTCGTGGGTGGGTATGTTAGCAAGGTGTTATAGTAAAAATTCATTAAAAACAAACCCAACCTACAAAAACACTTTTGTTTGTGACGAATGGCATAATTTCCAAAACTTTGCAGAGTGGTATATTAAAAATTATAGAGAATTTAAAGATTCAACAGCGGCATTAGATAAGGATTTATTAGGTGACAGTACTCTATATTCGCCAAAAACTTGTTGTATTATACCTAAAGAATTAAACAGTTTTATAATTAGAATTAAAAACAGAGGAAGAGTGAAGCACATAGGTATAACCCTTAGAAAAGATGGTGGTAAATATGATGTGACAATATATTCTTCAAAAGAAGGTAAAAATATACGCTTGGGTAGATATTCTGATTTAAAAAAGGCTAGAGAGATTTATAATGTCGCTAGAGAGGACAAATGTAAACAGATGAAGCAAAAATGTATTGACAAGTGGGGAATTACTGATAAAAATATACTAAATAATATAGAATAGAAGAGAGGTGTAATTGTGCATAAGGATCAAAAAAACTATGATAACACTAAATTAAAAGTAGGTGGAGCATATAGAATTGATTGTGACATGGCAACAAATCCATTTCAAGAATTAGATTTTATAGTAGATAATGATAGACGTAGAATCAATTTCAATGTAATTATTTTAGAGGAGCATGATAATTTCTTCCTAGCAAAAGCATTAGAGGATGAGGATATAATTAATTCTATCAATGTAACAATATCTAAATCTCATCTAATAACAAATACTATTAATCTTAAATTATTAAATTAGTTTTTGACAAATATGCACATGTGTGTTATAATGATAAGCATTGAATGATAAAAATATAAAGGAGATGAATAATAATGAAAGTATTTGCAGATACAATTAAAGAGGAAAATACTGAGGTTGAGGTACTTCAATTAGCTAAGTTGGTTCAAGACTGGTTACAATCACAATTTGATGATTATAGATATGGTGCAGAGGCAATTGTAATGTTATCAGAAAATATAGTTGTATTCATTGAAACACCAGAACAATTTGCAAGAATTGGTTTTGATAATATTAAATTTGGTAGTGATGATGGTGTATTTAAATTAGAATTCGATGGAGATGGTAATGAATTTTACTTTGGATTCTTAACAGAGTCAAAGATTGGTAAATATTCTGGTGATTTAGAATTACCAATATCATTAACTAATGATGAAGATTTGATTAACGAATTAAAGAAAACACAGGGTGTAAAAGTTACACCGCTTAAATGTAAAGATGAAGATGAATTTTTAGAAACAATTAAATAACAATAAAACAAGAGTTGAGATTAATTTCTCGACTCTTTCGTAGTTTATACAGATACAATCGTTTTCCTAGGAGGTGAGAGTATGTATTTACTAAATAGTTTTTCTTTAATTTTTATGACAATGGAATCAAATGTTGATTATGACTGGAATAGGTTCTATGATCTTTACTAAGGAGGTTAATTATGTTTGAACAAATAGTAAGTGTAGGATTATTAATGGGTATAGTTTATAAATTAAATAAAGAATTAAAGAGGTAGTAATCATGCCTCTATTTTTTTTTACATATTTTCCTTGACAGGCTTTTCCTATGTGGTATAATGAAAATATAGAAAATCAGATAGAACAAAAGGAGAGAATATGAGAAAATTATTATTAGAAAAGTCAAAGAAAATTGCAACAATATTAGAAGATGTTGAGGAATTATATGAGGAAGCAAAAGTAAAACATTCTACAATTGATAAACTTAGGAATGACATATTACACGAGATAACACTTGACTCACTAAGTGCTGTGGATATGACAAAGAAATATATAGAATTGAGAACAACACTTAGATTGAGAATAATATACAAAGATAATATAGATTACCTCAAAACTTTTAGAAGATATAATAGTCTAAAAAATGCAAAGAAGTCAGCAAATGAAATAAATGAAATTAGTAAAAATAAAAAATATAGAAAATACACTAAAAGAGTTGAGAGTGAAGTAAGACAGGAGATATTAGACGATATTAATAAGTATGAAGGAGTTTAAAAATGAATTTAATAAAAATGTATAAGAAAGAAATTAATAAACTAACAGATGATATAGCTTTCAAAAACAGTATGATAATAACAATGTTTATAGTGATTGTATTATTATCACTTTCTACACTCAAACTAACATATAAGGTAGCAGAATTGAATGAAGAAAATGCTAAATTAAATACTCAAATTGAGGAATTAGAAATGAATAATACAACACTATCAACACAAAATTACGCTCTGAACCACAAAAATGGTTTACTGGAGGCAAAGTACCAAGACACAATTAAAAACGCTTCTAGACAGGTTATAATCGCTTTAAACGACATGTTTTACATTGATGATATCCCGTTGACGCTTGACCAACAACAATATATCCATAAGGTTGCGAGTATGTATGGGATAGACTATGAAATGGTTATTGGTTTAATCGACCTTGAAAGTCAGTTTGATTTAGGAGCAATAGGTTATAATAAAAACAGTAAGGATTTTTCTTTAATGCAAGTGAATAGTAAAAATGAAGAATGGGTTGAGGGTAAATTAGGTAGAGAGTTAGACTTAATGTTATTCAAAGACAATATAGATGCTGGTATGTGGTTACTAAATTATTATAGAGATAATAATATTTATAAAATGTATACTCAATTCAACAAAGGCAAGCAGGGAGCTAAAAATTATTTTAATAAACACTTGACATACAAATCAGAATATGCTATGATGGTTTTAGAAAGAATTAGAAAATATAAAGGAGATGAGTAAAGTGGAAAATATTTATAAGTATAATATTTATCCAAGTGACAAGCAAAGATTAATGATAAGATGTAAGTCTATTAATAACATTCTAAGTGTTGATGAACAAGATGGAAATATTGTAGCCTATGCATTAAGAGATGATGAAAATCAATTTAAATATTATGATTTTATAGTAGTAGGGACAGGTCACCCTGTTCACTTTAATAGAAATGAATATAAATTTTTAGGTACTGTGAAATTATATGACGGTAAATTTATGTTCCATGTGTTTTGCAAGGAACTGTAGAATTTAATATAAGGAGGGAAATTATGTTTTTAAATTACATTGTAATAGGATTTGTTTTCATTTTTTATATGATTGGATTATTCTTAGGACAAGAAGCCGATAATACTATTGTTATGCTTTGGGTATTAATGAATTCAGCTTTGCTAATAACAATATTAGATAAGGTTAATAAATTAGGAGATGATAAATAATGGATAGTTTAATTAAATGTCCAGAGTGTGGACGTATTCAAGAATCAGTTGAGATAAGTTTGATCCCATCTAGTAATAAATACATAGATGGTAGAAGTTTAGCTAAGGTTAAATGTGAATGTGGAGAAGAGTTTTCCTTTAGTATATATTGGAATTACACAAATAGTTTAGGAGAGGGTTAGTATGAAAAAGAGAGTTAATATAACTGATTGGAGCTTTAGTGAGGATAATAATCCATACATTGCACCAGATCAGCGAGTAATGAGATTATATGGCGATGTATATGGACATCTAAGAATTGAAAACACACATGAAGTATCGACATCAGCAGTATTAAAAATTGATTATGAAAAATGTGAAGTAGAAACACTTAATACTATTTATGTATTAGGTAAGCCAAGTGAGAAATATGCTAAGATGTATGATTTGAGTAAGTTTAATTTTAAAAGGGATGAATAAAATGTTAAAAAAAATAATGTTTGCTGATGAGTTAAGAAATATAATTGACAATAATAATAATAGAGATATACCAGTATTTACTTATTTTGATTTATCTAAGTTTAGTGATGACGATATGATTATGATAACAGAACAAGAAATGAGTCAAGGTGCTTTACTTGTAAGTGGATTAAAAATATCATTGTCAGATTTTTCATCAGAGGTTCAAGCTTACATAAATTATATACAAAATCAGAGGATTGAAAATGTTCTTAAACAAGTATTTGTGGGTAATAAAGAATTAGAGGAGGACAACAATGAAAATTAAAAAAATTAACAGTCAACACAGAAGAGATTTCCACGCAGATTATGAATGTGAAAATTGTGGTCATGTGGAAAAAGATAGCTACGGTTATGATGATAGAAATTTCCATGATAATGTAATACCAAGTATGAAATGTACTGAATGTGGTAAGAGTAGAAATGATTTAGGTATTGAATCACAGGTAACAACTACTAAGTATCCAGCAGGTGTGATAGTTTAATATTATGTGTATATAACGCACAAGCACAGCAATGTAGTCAGTCAATCACACAACTGGATGCTGTGCTTGCGTCCAGTTGTATCATTATAAAGCAAAAGAGACTAAATTACATAAATATTAAAAAGATAGCTTGACAGGATAAAAGTAAAATGGTAAGATGTATTTAGAGATAGAGAGGTAGCACCTTTTAAAGGGTTTTAATCACCAAGCAAGCATTAGCATTAAGATTCTTTAAAAGTGGCTACAATTGGCTTGTGTGTGGATTAGGAGGGTATTATATGAATAGCAATAGTGCGTTAGAAAAAATAGTAATAATGAGTAGGTATATGGGATTAGATGAAAGATATTTAGATTCATATTTTAGCAAAAATAAATCTAAAAGATATTTATGTAAAGTCTGTGGTGAATTTCACACTAAGAAATCAGATAAGAAAAATGTTTGTATTGAATGTAGAAAAGAATATTTAGAAAGGAATGGTAAATAATGGAAGATTTTCACGCTTGGAATGAATTAAATTTTAGAGAAAAAATATTAGCAATCGATAATTTTAGAAAACACGAAAAGGAAAATTTTGATGATGACTATACAGCATTACAAGCAATCGATGTATTAAGAGAACGTGATTACTTTGTAAAAGATATTGACGATGGTAAAGTAGTTAATGTTTATTAAAATTTAATTTGAATAAAGTATTGACAGATCAAATTTAAACTGTTACTATATAAGTATATTAAAAGTTGGTTAATTGGTAACCGATTTAGTATTAAAAGGGAGTTGTTAAAATGAAATTGAATGAAGTAAACAAAGAGAAAATTTTAAACTATAAGAATGTTGTAAATAGAATGTATGAAGTTGAAGACGAAAAAAGTAACAGTTGTAATTTATTTAAAACCTTAAAAAATACAAAAGATATGATTGAGAAAGACATTTCTAATAAATTATCTGTTGAATACAATAAGTATTATTCGTGTTTATTTATTGAAGCAATAGCAAAAGCATTAACTAATTGTAATAGAAAATTAGAAAATATATACGATATTATGACATTTAACACATTCACAGATATGTTTAGTTGGGATAAAGAAAAGGTAAAATTATTTAATTCAATGAGTACATTTACACAGAAAAAATCTTTTATTGAAGCACATTATAATAATGGTATATATGTTGAAGTTGAGAACTTTAAGTTTGTAATATTTTAAGGGAGGAATTATGAAAACTATATCTGATGGATTTATTGGATTTGGTGGTAGAGGTGGTTTAAATACTAGAATTGATATATCTAATAAAGAATATTCGATTGAATTTGATGACAAAAGTATTGAGTATTTACATGATTATTTAAACGTAATATGTAATGATTTAGATTATAATGATCTTGTATTAGGTGATATTAATAACAAACTATATGAGTATAATAAAAATGTAGATGAACATATTAAAAATAATGTTTTAATTATTGATAAAATAAATCTAAAAACTTTTAGACTACATTTATCTATGTTATTAAATGCTATGGAAAGTGATGAGGAATATAAAGAATTTGTAGATGAGATCAATTATTTAGATGAATTTTTGCAGAATGCTAAGGAGTTGTTATGATATGGAATATAAACAAATGTTTGATTTAGAAAAATGTAGAGAAGTAAAAACAGAAGGTTTTGAAAGTTATTTAAGTGATGACGGGAAAAGTATAATTGTTGTAGAAAGAGTAAATACAGATGTATTTTTTCTAATATTTAATAACTTTGAAAAAATTGATGATAATTGTTATAGTATAGTTGGTTATGAATCATGTACTATAAAAGTAAAAAATGGTTATACAATTAAAAATTAGGGAGGAATCATGAATAATAAGAAAAAGTTAGAAGTATTAGAAAAAACATTAATAAACATTGATAATTTAGAAAGAATGGTAAAAGGTATGAGTGATATAAGTTGTATTTTATATTTTATGAATTCAATTATAATAGAATATGACAATATAACAATTGAACTCAAAGTAGATAAACATGGTAATTTACTATTATCAGATACATTTGCAATGAATATAGTTGAAGATGGTATTAATAAGATCATTCCAACTACTAAAGATAGAATTCAAAATGAAATTTTAAAATTGCGTGGATATGATAATAAATATTTAAATTATGGAGTATTGTTACATAATTTATTAGAAGAGTACACAGGTAAATATTTGGATAAGAAAATAGAATCTTTACTTGACGATATTGTTAGAGATTCATGTTTGGATAGTGGGGATGTAACACCAACACAATATAATAAGATTGAAAACTTTAAGGTTTTGCTAGAAGAGTTTATAAATCAGAATTTATAAAATAAGTCTTGACAAGTTAAAAGCAAAATGTTAACATGTAGTTAGTAGATAAATACACAGTGTATTTATTATATAAAAAGGAGATGAACAAAATGACAGAGTATAGTTTAAAATTCAAGGATTTAGAAGAGGGTAAAGTTTATGAAAATAAAAGTGGTAACAAGTATAGAGTAGTACAGGGTTTATTATGGAGTTTTAGCACTGGAGGTTTGACTGCATATTCACACAGTGTAACTAGTCAATGGAGATTTAAAGAAGTAATTAATATATCAGATGATGAGAAAAGTTTTTTATCATTAATTGATGATACTTTTGAGTGGATTGCTAGAGATAAAAATGGTATTGTTTATGTTTATACTGATGAACCTCTTAAAGATGGTTTTATTTGGGATTGTGTTCGTGGATTAGGAATAAGTAGAATGCTATCATTAGAGTATTTTAGTTTTAATTTAGAGTTCATATCATGGGAAGATCAAGAACCAACTAGAATAGCAGATTTGTTGAGAGATTAAGGAGGAGGAAATTATGCAAGGTTTAAATGAATTATTATTACAAATTAGTAAAGAGTTAGGTGTCGGTATTGAATTTTTAAAAGGAAATTTTATTGAAGAGTTACCAGAGATTGGGAGATACCTTTTTATACAAGAATTAGTAGGTGGATTATTACTTGGCGTATTCGTTTGTTTGCTATTTATGGTTATACCATTTATTATATCATTCTTTTATTATGAAGAGAAAACCTATCATACTAGCATAGGAGAAGACAAGAGGTTATTTAAAAAATTATTAAAAATCAATATATCAATATATATTATATTAATAGTATTAAATTTAATGACTATAATTATACCATATTTAGTAAGTCCTAAATTTTGGACAATACAAAAATTATTAGAAATGGTTAAATAATCGCATATAACCAATGCTAAAGCTATTTTAACAATTGCCAATACATTTACTCAAAGGAACTGTTAAAGTAGCTTAGGGATTGATTATCAAACGATAATTTATACGTAACAAGATATACTAATTATACCATCGATACAAGGTTTGTAACAACTCCTATTCCTTAATTGGTGGTATTTTTAATTTAATATTTGACATATATTAAATAGTATGATATACTTATATATAGACAATAGTAGAAAATTAAAAGGAGCGTAATATGAATACCAAAGAGAGATATAAACAATTGGAGTTAATGAAGGCTTTACCTCTTGATGTGAAGATAGGGAAGAGTAAATTGCGAATAAGAGAAGCTTTAGCATTAGAAGATATGTATATTAGTTATAGTGGTGGTAAAGATTCAACAGTGCTAAAACATCTTGTTCAATCAGTTAAGGCTGATATACCATCAGTTTTTGTTAATACTGGATTAGAGTATAGAAGTTTGAGAGAACACGCTACAAAAAATGCTGATACTACAGTTAGACCAAAGATGAATTTTAAAGAAGTTTTAATAAAATACGGATATCCTATAATATCTAAAATGCAAAGTAGATATATAGAAGATGTAAGAAATCCTAATGTGTGTGATAAAATTAAAGATATAAGAATAAATGGATCAGAAAAGGGATATTATAAAATATCTGAAAAGTGGAAGTATCTACTTAAAGCTGATTTTAAAATAAGTAACAAGTGTTGTTATCATATGAAAAAAAGTCCAATGTCTATATATGGTAAAAATGGTAGTTGCCCTTTTATAGGGACTATGACAGAGGAAAGCAATAAACGGAAAACTCAATGGATTGAACATGGGTGCAATATGGTAGATAGTAAAAAATTCAAGTCAATGCCTATGTCATTTTGGACAGTACAGGATGTATTAGAATATTTGGAAAGATATGATCTGGAAATACCTTCTGTTTATGGCGATATAATAAAGGTGGATGGAGAGTATAAAACTACAGGTGTTAATAGAACTGGGTGCGTATTTTGCGGATACGGAGCCCATATGGAAAAAGAAGGTGAGAAAAGATTTGTTGATCTAAAAATAAGAGATAAGCAGTTATATGATTATGTTATAGGTGGAGGTGAATATAAAGAATTAAAAGATGGTAAGAAATGGTGGGTTCCAAATAATAAAGGATTAGGGTTTGGACATGTGCTTGATGTCTATGATGTTGAATATTAAAAATAGAATAGTAAGTATTAAAATGGGTATTCTTATGAATATCCATTTTTTATTGAAACAATCCTTGACAAGCATATAATAAAGGTATATGATGTATTTAGAAGATAGAGGGAAAGCAAAAAGGGAGATGTTAAAAATGACAAACAATTTTATAACTAGAAAAGAATCAGTAGAAAACTTAAAGATCTATTCAATGATGGAAAAGGGTTATATTAACAACAAGTTTAGAGGTATTAAAAAACATATGAATACTATTTACGAATTGATTGATAATGATGTAAAGGCAAAAGTTGTAATTGATGATATCAATGGTTTGGTTAATACTTATTTAGGATCAATTAAATATATGTTAAAACAATATAAAAACATTGATATTAATGGATTAGATGAATCAGCTGAAAATGATAACTATTTCTATAATAATAGTGATTACATTTATGGATTATTTAAAAGTCTAATTTCAAGTTTAGAAATGTCTAGTAAAATGAGTGAATTAAGAGAAAAAGAAGGACATTTAAATGACGCTAAAACACACTTGAAGTATTTAGAAATGACATGTAATGAGTTTTTTAGAATGATTGATATGCTATAGAGTGAAAGCTTACTAAACCCTTTAAATAAGCAATTAGAGGGTTTAAATAAGCTTTTAACATTTAGGTTAAAGGTATTAAAAGGAGATGTTAAAATGAGTGATATAATGAAAGCTGTAGATGGAATGGTTAAAGAAAATTATAAAGGATTTATTATAGTTGATAGTATGATCAAATATTTTATAAACAGTACCTCTTATTCAAGTCAAGACTTTTATTTTATTGATAGTGATATATCAAAAGTTGATGTCTATTGTCAAAACAGACTTGATAACACAATTGAATTTAAAGGCATTGTTGATATTGATATGATATACGATTACGATAATGAGTATGATAAAGATTATTTATATGGACTTAGTGTAAAAGAGTCATATAGTAATTTTGAATTACTTGAAAATTATAATGGTACTATTTATTTTATTGATGTGCAAGGCTGTAAGACAGTGAAGGATTATGTAATAGATTAAATGTGTTAATGGACAGAGCAGTAAATATTAAAAAAGATATTCTTAATTGGATGTCTTTTTTTATTTAAATAATCCTTGACAAGTGATGTGTTTTGTGGTATGATTAATGAAATAGTAATTTAATAGTAATTTAAGGAGGGTATATGGAAATAAAATGTAATAATACTGGAAAAGAATTTACAAGAGAATATGATATTGAAAGTGAAAATGATTTTAAAAAATACATAGGCAAGGTATTTGATAGTAAATCATGCGGTAAATGGGTTTGCTTAGGTGTTGGTGGTAGAAATAAACATAGTAATAAATTATATATTGTTTATAATTTAAAGACTGGAACTGTTAGAATGTATCGTGGTGGTGCAATAAATACTGGTGTTTTAAAGGATTATTACTATCCATGTGTATGTGGTGTTGGTTATATGGGTAGCATTAAACATGCTAATAACATAAGTAATCATTATTTATATAAAAGATGGTATAATATGTTAAGAAGGTGTTATGATAAGAATAATGAAGATTATAAATATTATGGTGGTAAAGGTGTATTTGTTCATGATAAATGGTTTAACTTTAGTAATTTTGCTAATGATTGTAAAGGATTGAATGGTTATAATAAAACAAAAATTATTAATAATGATTTAGTTTTGGATAAGGATTTTTATTATATTGCCAACAAAGAATTAAGGAATTCAAGTAAGGTATACTCAAGAGAAACTTGTAGATTTATTACACAAAAACGAAATTTAAGTTTAAAGAGTATGAGTTGTGATAATAAATATATAAAAGATAATAAAAAACAAGCTCCTAATGTTGTTAGATATAAAAACATTAGTGGTAATATACGTGATAATCAATCTTTGTTTTGTGTGTATAATAAAAACATAAAACTATATCACTATAATCAAGCAGAATTATGTGAAATATTTGATTTTAGCACAACTTGTGTTAGTAGGTGCTTGAGAGATGATTGGAGAAAACATAAAGGGTTTAAGTTTAAATATATAAAAGAGTTTCCAGATGGATGGACAGTAGAAAATTGTAGTGATAAATGTATTGGTTCATATAGTGAATATTTAGATAATAAAAAATAGACAATTAACCTGTCTATTTTTTTGTTGTATTAAATTGGGCTCGGCACAGTGGACGTTCTAGTAGAGTGGCTATTCTCTTAGTCTTTATGAAAAACCAATTTCAATATGACTTACCCTATCCTTATTATTATTTTTATTAAAGTGTCAACAAACGTTGAAATTTAGCCATTTCTCTCGGCAGAATCTCGAAACAGTTAAGTAGAGAAAAAATCTCTCTGTATGTAAATAGTAACATACATTTATTTTTCCTTATTTATGACAGCATTAACATACATTAACTTTTCTTTACATATGATAAACCTAACATAAATAAATTAAATTATAAAAAACTTTTTTTAATCCACAGATCTGAAAATGTGGGGATAACTTTATCAAGATGTTATTAACATGTGCATAACTCCATTATAATATAAAAATGTGCATAAGTCAAGCTTTTTTGTGGATTATTTCTACCCTGTGGATTAAAGTTATCAACAAAATCCTTGAAAACACCAACAAAACCAGTTATTTACTCATTCCTTCTGTGGATAAAACTGTGGAAAAACTGTGGATTATAAAATCGTGCAGGTTTGGTTTATAATAATTCATCCATTACTACTCCTTAATGATAACATACCTTTTAATCAATTACAAGGAAAAAAGAAAACTATTTTTTATTTATTTTTTTATTGTAATTGATCTTTTTTTATGATATAGATATAAAACCAAAAACTTTACACAACTTTACAATCTACTAAAAAAATTGTAAAGCTTATGACGTGACGACTTTTTTCATTATATAGGGTAAAACATTAAAAAAGATCAACCAAAAAAATAATTAAAAAAAGACTTGCAATTATAAAAAAGTTGTATTATAATAAAAGCATGCTAAAACATATAAAAAAAAGTAATAAATCATTAATTAATTGTAATTGATGATATTTTAAAAAAGGAGTTGCTGATCAATGAATAAAAAAACACTAACTAAAATGAAAAAAGAAGGCTTTAAAAAAGTTACAATTATTTTACCATCTATAGGAAAATTATTTTTTAAAAAAGAAGATATAAATTATTTAATGATAGATGGCGTCTATTATGAAAATGATGATTTAGAATTATTTATTGAAGGATACAGCAATCATGGCCACGTATATTTTAAAAGTTCTGATTTCAATATTAATGATATAAAATTACTAGTAGAATTTTAAAATCTTAACCGATGATATCATATTATTTTATGGTATCATTCATTAAGCTTTTAAAATTGGTTTAAAAGCATATTAAAAAAAAGGAGTTGTTACAATGAAAACAACACAAGTATTTGAAATGAAAAACCAATCACAATTTACTAGAAACTGGTTTGCTGGAAATGATTTTTTCAATACTATTATTGAAGATCAATCAGAAAAAAACTTTTTTATAACTAGTGAATGTTATGACGATACTTTTCCAAAAAAATATTCATTGAGATTTTACAATGAAAATACCAAAAAAATCTTAACAGTTGGAGATTTTCAACGACATGACGTTTTAATCAATGCTAAAACTAGAAAAGAAATTTTCATTAAAGGTTTTAAATATGTTAGGGAAAATGGAGGTTTTAGAGAAAAAAACATCCTTGAAAACGTTGATAAAATTGAATGTTATAATAATTTAAATTATATGTATAAAATATCAATGTATGAAAACAATGAGGAAAAGTATTTTCTTTTAGATATGAATGATTTTAATAATATTAAAATAACATGCTAAAATCATTGTAGTTTTTTAGGTGGTATTATCTTAATGATAATATCACTTGAAAAAATTATAATAATAGTATTATAATTTATTAAAAATTGAAGGAGTTGTTTTAAAATGAATGAAAATTTAACAGTAAAGGGTATTGATATTGAAAAAAGAATTGTATCATTAATCAATAAAAAAAATGAAAAAAGCTTATTTAATGATTATTTAATAGAAATATTATTTGAATCATTAGAATATAATCAATTTGATGATGATGACTTAGAAAATGGTATTGATAAAGATCAATTAAAAAATGATATCATTGAAGGCGTGACAGATGAAATCATTAATTGTCACTTTATTGATTATTATGATTATAATTACAATTTATTGCTTAATGATTGTAATTTGAACTATATTAATATTTCAAGTAAAATTAAGGGTATTCATAATAAAAAGTGTACAGTTGATTATCTTATTAATATAATGATATATGATGAAATTAATGATTTATTAAGTAATTTAATTGAAATATTGGATGAAATAATAGAATTATATTATTTTACAATACTAGTAGTTAAGGGTATGACTTTATGTCAAATATATGATGATTGCTATATAACAGAAAAAAATATTGAAGTAATAATAAATTGTATAACATATAATTATTATGCTGAGGAGTCAATTTATATTAATTATGATTTAACTTTAAATATTGATATGATTGATGATGTTCACGATGACGCCTTGAAAATTTTAAACATGTTTAATTTAATTCTAGTTGATTAATAATAGTATTATAATTTATTTAAAAAAAGGAGTGTTAAAAATGAAAATTAAAAAAGATCTACTAGTAGAAATTAATAAGATAGAAAATAAAAAAGTTGAAAATATAGTTATTAAAAGATTAAAAAGTTGCTGTGAAGTTATTATTTTAATAAAATTTAAGGGTATCAGAAATCCAATCACATATACAATTGATTTATTCAATAACTATAATGATAATCTATTATTTATTAATGATGATGATGAAAACAACTTGAAAAAAATATTTGATTGCAATGATAAAAAACTATTAATCAATAAAATATATGATTTTCTAGAAAACGATGATGTTATCCCTTTTATTGATTCATTGATAGAATATCAATCAGATCTTTATGATAAAATACATCATTAATATAATGATTAATTATTTAATAGTGATGAAAATATTTACAACTACTATATTAAAAATGTTATTAATAGGCGGTGCTGTAATGGTACCGCTTCTAATAATCAATTATAAAATAGAAAAGGCGGTAAAAAATGAATATTAATGATTTAAATCATGACTTGAAAAAAATTGCTAAAATTGATGTTTTAATTGATTATGAGTTAGATGAAGTAATCAATGTATTGGAGTATTATTTAGATGATGTGATATTAGAAATTGATTGTATAAATCATGAACTAGAATTTATTAAAAACACAACTGAAAATAAAAATGTTATTAATCAATTAGAAAATAAGAAAATAGAATTAAAGAAATATGAAAAGAAAATTAATAAATATCTTAAACTATTAGAATAAAATAAGGAGTGTTAAAAATGTTAAAAAATAAAATATTATTAATAACTATTATAATTATTATTCTATTATCGAATTTTACTTTTAGCGATACACTACCAGTACAGACAAAAACCTTTGGTGTTGTAATATATGGTCAATTATATTGTTATTGTTATACTGATAATGTTAACATGGACATGTATAACTTCGGCGATGCTTCATACTATAATATAGAAAATGATGGACTGTATGATATAGAATGGAATGGAAATATTAATAATGATGACCAGACAATTAAAAATATAAATAGTATAATTAATGATACCCTGTGAAGGGTATTTTTTTTATTGCTTATTTTCATATTGATAATAACATATAATATCATATCAATATGTTAGGTTATCATCAATGATATTATACCATTATAACGTGTATATGACGATGTATAGACGTTTTCAAGCGTAAAAGGTATTCATACTATAGGTATAAAATAAAACGTGTATATGATACGTTTACAGGTGTTATAATGGTATGTAATTATATGATCTTATTTATTGTTATTATATTAATATTAATGATATATGATAGTGATATACTGGACTGCTTTTTTAATTATTGATATCATTACTATATAAAACAGTCCAGTATGACATAACATATAATATCATTGATAGTAGTATAATGATAGTAGTAGTAGTAGTATGATATATGTATAATGATATAGTAATACAGAAAATAAATACCATCGATGCAGCAATGAATATATATAATAGTAATATTATTAATCAATGAATATTATCTAATCCCTGCAGCAAATGAGTATATATTATTATTATATGATAGTGATATATGTAATTGATTGGATATGATATATGTATATGTAGTGATATATGATAGTAGTAATATTATAGTATAGAATAAATATCTTAGTCATGCATCAATGGTATGATGTTTTATTATATATTAATATTATATGATATGGTATGATATCACGTTATTATATATGATATATGTTATATGTATTAATAATAATATACCCTTATTCAAGCGTGTATCACGTTGTAACGTGTATTTGTGATGTTATAGGTGTATTAATAGTGTAGTATGATAATATGACGCTTAAGGTGGTATTATAGGTGGTGTAGGTGTATTATTATATAGTATGACGTTATATAGGTATGATATTTTATTATGCATGTTATAACGTTTATGATATGCATGATGTGGGATATTGTATATTGTATATTGTATACAATATAATGTATAATGTATATAGTATATAGTATATAGTAACGTGTATCATGATTGTATTAAGATTGTATATTGTATACTGTATATTGTATACTGTATATTGTATACTTAAAATAAATTTCGGCTTATTTTACTCCATGTTACTCCATTCGCATATTTCAAAAAGTTATTAACATGTGTATAACTATTTTTGGGGATAACTTTTGAGAGTTTTCCACAAAGTTATCCCCATTTTCTAATATTATAGTGATCTTATCCTATACATCCAATGTATATGTGGATAACTCCAGAAATACAGTAATAACCTCATATTTTAGCCATATAACATAGGTTATAATGTATAAAAGTTTACATAATATTTACAATAGGGGGTGTAAAAAACCAAAAAGGTGTTTTCTGAGATAAGATTTCTGTGAGGTATCTCCACTCACACCTAATATGTTTTACTATACCCGCACCCTCTCATACTCATATATACATCCACATCCCTATAATAACCCCCTATCACCCCTATTTGGCATCCTCTACCCTATTCCTATATACATACCCCCTTCATAAAAACCAATTCACCCTACCTCTTTATATACCCACCTATCCCAGTAATATACTCATCAATCCCCACTCTCAATAATCAATTATTATCATATATCCCTATATATCCTCATATATCTTTGTATATCCCCATATCAATTTTAATATATAATCCCTATAAATATCAATCCCATATCTCAATAATATCGTAAATATTATAATTATATAATTGTGCCGTATAAATGGGTAGCTGTCAACATTAGTAGGTCAAAACCCTTCCTGTCTTGGGAAGGACACCCAACGACAGGAAATCGGTATTATTGTATTTGAGGGTAAATTAGGGGAAATGGGAAATATGGTGAATTATCAATAAATCATTTGACATTTGATTAAAAGTATGATATAATTAGGGAAAGGGAAGTTATGGCGTTATTTAGGCAATAATAGTGTTAAAAGTGTTTTGACTTTTCTTTTGGGTATATATAGGTGTTATATATAGGGAAAAGAAAAGTCAAAACGAGAATTGAATGAAGGGATGTTGATATGACTAAGATTACTGATGCAAAGCTAAAAAAGTTAAAAACTAACTATACTTATAGCAATATAAGGGAAGTTTGTGATGATATGCTAATTGATTATGATGAATTTAAACATGGAGGTAAGAGAAAAAAGTTACAAAGTAGATTAGAAGAGAATTTTGATATAACTAAGATAAGTAGAAACAAATTAATGTTACAAATAAAGACTAGCCATAGAATTGATTTAGCTAAAAAGAAAAATAGTATTAAAGATGACTTCAAATATAATAGCAACATATCTAAAATATTTCAAGCCTTACTTACTAATTATTTAATAAATCAAAAAGAGAAAACTGGTGAAAGAGTTCATTATTTAAGTATGGGTGAAATTGTAGATAAAATTGGTGTGGTTGGCAATAACCATAGTAAATATAATAAAGATAGAGATATTGATAAGATGAAAGATAAGGCAGCTAGCAAATATGATTTAGAGAATGTCATTTACACTCTGAATAAGTGGGATGAGAAACATTTCAAGGCTTATTATAAGCGACATTATAAAAATGGTTATAGCCTTTATAAGCGAGCTCTTGATAATTTAGAGAAGATTGGAGTCCTGCAATATTATAAAGGACATAGAATATCTTTTAATATTATTAAGGATGGTTTTATTAAAGATAGTAATCAGCATGTATTTGCACATAAGGAATTAAGAGATGCTGTATTCAATGGTCAGTGGCGTGCTTGGTTATATATGAAGGATAGATTTGATCTAAGGGCTAATCCTAGCAAGAGTGATTTTAATGCAAATACTAGTGAGTTGTTTAGTAGATATAACAATAACTTTTTTAATTTAATTGAGTATTATGAAGATATAAAGAGTGAGCTGAAATTTAGTGATGATGATAAATTATTGAGATATGAGTATAGAACAATGAATGTGTTTAAGAGTAATGGTAATGATATGAGTTTTTATGATTTATTTAAAAAATATAGTTGTTGGTTTATTGCTAGAGAGATGGAGAAGTATCGTTATAGTGGATATGATATTGAGGTTAAATATTATTATAATGCTTATGAGATAGTTACTAAGGATTTAGCTATTGAGGAATATAGCAAAAATGTTATAAGTGAAATGGTAGAGAAATATGATGCTAAAAATGAACAGTATGGTTATATTAAGAAAGGATTTAAAGATAAGGATGATTTAGAGTTGTTAAAAGAATTGGCTTTCTTTATGATCCATGATGAAAGACCAGAGAATAGTGTTAAATTTAATGAAATTGAGGGGTATAATGAATAAATATATTATTGAACATGGTAATAAAACTTTAGATTTAAATAATATTGTTTTTAATAAAACATATAGAGATTTTAGAAGTATTTGTAATATTTTTGGTTTACCATATAGTAAGTATAAAAAGGGTAGCTCCCGTTACATGTTGTTAAAAAAAATAAATCTACATTTAAACTATAATAAGGGTACTAATATATCATATGATTATACCTTTATTAGTTTTAAAAATAATAACCCACGTTTGGTGCAAGATGTTATATATAGTTTTAATAAATTGCTATATGGCAAAGAGGTTCTAGAATATGTATTAAAATATAGATATCCATTTAAAGAATTTGGATTTATAGATTTTATAGATTCTGAATATGTTTCACCAGATAGTTATCTATCAATACAATATTATAAAGATAAAGCTGGTTGTAATAAGCTAAAAGATAGACTTTATTCTACAATAAATCGTGCAAATGAATATTTTGTTGAAAATGAAGTTGATAAAGAAATTATAAGATATGTAATTGAAAATATAAATATGAGTGTGAAGACACAATATGTGATAGTTGGATTAGAAGGTGTTGAGCATAAAAAGGTTGATACAAATAACTTACCTCAAAATATAATGATTGACTCTGATATTTATTCAATTAAAGATTATATTATGAGTAAGGATTATTCAATAAATAAATTCAAGAATAAAAACTCAAAATATGTTGATAAAAATATGTTAAAAGACAACTATGACAAGCACAAGAGTAAAAAAATGCATAATGATAGCAGTAATAATTCAAATATCGTAAAAGACGCAATTAATTTACTATATAAGTACTGTAAGCACATACAATATAACTATCCACAAAATTATTATGTTTATAAATATACAAACAAGTTATCTGGACTGGTGTATATAGGCATTACTAATAATTTATATATTAGACAAAAATCAAGAATAAATAATCCAGAAACACCATTCGATTATACACTTAGGGCTATTGGATTGCATAACTTTGATTTTAGTGTGATTGATTATGCTAACACAAGTGAAAGAGTATTAGAATTAGAAAGGCATTATATAGACAAATATGACTCATTAAAATGTGGGTATAATATGACTAGTTGAGAAATGAATATTTAACCCTTGACACGCAGCAACCAATATGGTATAATGTACTATATAAGATAATAGTAGAATAAAAGGAGAGTAGTACATGACAAAAATAAAAGCTAAACAAGATTTTTATATGGGTGGTGCTTTATTTATAGAAGGAGAAGAGTATGAAATAAATTTAAAATCTATAAATAATGAAACGTGGATATATAAAAAAGAACAACCTTTTTGCTGGATATCAAAAAAATATGTAAATATATACTTTAATATAATTAATTAATAAGATAATAGTAGATTAAAAGGAGAATAATAATGGAAACAAATAATAATGATTTTATAGTAGTAACACAGGAAGATGTAAATGATAGCATATTAAACCAATTTGGTTTTAAGTTAGGTGATAAGGTATTAGTACTAGAACATTTTTCAAGAGCTGGTGAAATTACAAACATTAATGGTAAGATGTATATAATATTTAAATTATACCAATATATAAAGCCAACTGGAACTATAAAAGAAAAAAGAGAACTAGACTGGTTAACTGATAAGAGATTCAAAGTACTACCTAGATATAAGCAAATTTGTCCAAAAGATATTCGTGATTATATAACATCTTGTACTGATGTTTTTATAAGAATAAATAATAAATATTACAAGATTAGAGAGAAATTAAACCAAGATCCATCTGAGTCTTGGACAACAGTTGCTTTATATTTAGTAGAAGGATTCCTGTATAAAATTATCAACATGTCAAATATATTCGATTATGAATATTATATTAAATAAATAAAAAGGAGGGTGATTAAATGTTTGATGCAATATTAGGTGGTTTATTCGCAGGGTGGATATTAAAACTATTCTCATTTGACAAGATATTAATAGGTGGAATTAATGAATTATTTGGAGCACAGTTAAGTATAAACTCATATTATTTATTATTTGTGGCAGCATCTGTAGCATATGAAATATATACTATTAAGGATAAAATTAGATATGAATTTAGAGACGATGACGATTGTAAGGAACAGTTGAAAGATAATATTAAAAAGGAGGATGATTAAATATGAGTTTATTTACACAGATGAAAATATTAATTTTCTTAGTAGCATTTTTACTACCAGTGATACCAGTATATTTATTTTTCCCAGATACCAATTTATGGGATAAGTGCGAAATAGAATTAGATATGACGTTAGCAATAGGAGGCGTAGTTTCAATAATTTTCTGGTGTTGTTTATTTATTATAATTATGATAGCTACAGTATTCCCATTATTAGCTTTATTGATAATTGGTGGTATATTTGTAGTGATTAAGAAGAACTATAAAAAATGGATTAATGAGGGATTAGACAATTATGTTAGAGTTCATGGTAAAAAGGAGGATTCAAATGAAAATTAAACAAGAATTATTAGAAAGTGGATTTATAGTAAGAGTAAGAACAGAGGATGAAATGTTAGATGTGGTAAATTGTTTTAATATTAACCCTAGTCCATATAATTTTGATAAATATGGTGATGAAACATGCTTAGACTGTTATGAACTGGATGTACTCTATGCTAGTGAAGAGTGGTATAGAGATAACCACGCAGATGGTGATAAAATTTATAATTATGATGATATTTGGATTAAAGAATCAATTAAACCTAATGAACGAGCTATCAATGCCAAACAATCAATATTCTCATTAATACTTGACAAGCAATTATCATCTGGAAAAAGATTTGATAACTTTATTGATGATTTACCAGTTGATAATGAGATATTAGTTGATTTTATATTTGAAGATGGAATTTTATTATTACAAGAAGTATTTGATATATTAGGTTATTTAAATTGTGAGATCAATATTGAGGAGGTAAAGTAATGAATGGTAAATTCAGAATTTGGGATGGTTGTCATAAGGAATATATTGATGAGTATAATATAGAAGATTATTTTATTTCATCTGATGGACTTATAGGCAGAGTATTCGATTATGACTTTGTTATTTACACTGAGAACATGATGGATGAGTTAATAGAGAGTTATATTATTGAGCACTCTACAGGATTAAAAGATGGGTTTAATGATGAATGGTATGAGGGTGACTGGACTATATTTGATGATTTCTGTATAGGGATATTAGTTTATGATGATGAGATGAGTTGTTTTGGCTTTAACATACACGCAGGAGAAGATATTAATAATTATGATGAGGATATACTTGAATTTGAACCATTATACTATTATTGTTTAGATGATATGGTTATTGAGGGGAATATACATGAGGATTAGCAGGCTAATATTATTTAGTCTGCTTTTTTATTGCATAAAAAAATAGATAGTTAATTTAAACTATCTATCGCTGTTAACTTTGTATACTCCAACTACAGGAGTACAAATAAATTCTATGCCATTATGTTTTAAATGCTCTGTTAAAGACTCAAAATCATCTCTATCAATTTCAAATATTCCAATATACAAATTACTATCAAGCCTAATTATACTATAGTCACAAATCCAATGACTCATTAAATCATGTAAAATTTCTTCTAACTCACTCATATTTTACACTCCTTCCTATTTGGTTTTACTAACTCTAAATCTCCATTATCTTCTTACTAAAACAATAACTCTTACCAAACAAATCTAATTGCAGCCATGATTCAGCATATCTCTTACCATTTGATACATACTTTGTCATATAGTGGTTTAACATTTTATTTCACCTCCTTATTCAACCTACATTGTCACATTATATAATCTGTTAATCATTTCTAACATATAAACATGACTCTTTTTATATTCTATTTTCTTAGAAATTATTTCTCCATAGTGTATTATTGTTAGTATAAAAGTCAATTCATCTTCTTCTCTATCTAAATTTTCTGATAGGAATAAAATAGGTTTGCATTTATCATTATAAAATTCTTGTTCAATTTCATAATTCATAATATCTATTAAAACATTCATTTTTTTATAGTAATCATCGTCAAAGAAATCTTCATCTAATTTTTCTTGTTTAATTTGAAACATATTGTACCTCCTATCTAATTCTAAAAAATATACCTTTGCAAAAGTATCCCTATAAGCATACCTATTAATATTCCAAGTATCATTATCAATTCTACATTAATATCGTTACCCTCCTTTTATTTATAATACTTCTCAATAAATCCACTTAACACTTCTTCATTCTTGTTTACATATAAATCATACTGTGGCAAAGATAAATAATATATTATTTCTGTTGAATATTTTAATTCTTCCAAGCCGTCTTCCAATAATTCTATTTCTTTCTCTAATTTTATATCTCCATCTCCGATAGTTTTCACACCTATCAATTCATTATCATACATGATGTACACAATATATTTATCAATATAATTGCTTAATAATCCATAACCTTGTCTGTGAGTTATTTTGATGTATTCTTTTAAATTTTGTTTAACATCTAAAAATCTATCATTGTTCATACTACCACCTCCCTAACATCCACCATTAATTGGTTTACTCTCAAAATACACATTCTGATAATAATTATAAGCATCTTCGTCTACTTCTAAAACTTGAATTTCAATATTATAATCACCACCAAATATAGTAAAACATAAATAACAATCCTCAAATGCACTATCCTCTTCTAGTGGTTCTGTATCATAATCAAAATAATGACTAGTATTAAGTATAAGATCATTATCTATGTTATTATAAAAATCTGTTAGTGCTCTATCAATAAATCTATATTCAACAAGACTATCTTGAACACCATCACTCCACATTAAAATATTCTCTATTACATCTGAATATTTTGGTTTATTCTTTTTTATAGAATTAACTGTATCTATAAAATTATCTTTCCCAAATTTAAACATCTTATCATACACTTTGTAATTACCAAGCGACTCACCTGCACCTAATGTGCAACCTCTAATATTTATTACAAATACTTTATTATCTTCTTTTTCACTTTTAATAAAATTTCCATCATCATAAGCATATCCAGATTGATTTGCAGTGTGTATTAGAAATAATAGCTTATCATCTAATTCTTTTTTAGTTAATTTTTTATTCGTTTCCATTATTCATCACTCCTTTTATTTTTTCCATTGTATCAATAATTCTTCTTTACCATTATATTTTGTTCTAGTGGCATCTTTTTCATATACATCTCGTATTTCTAATTCAACCCCATCTAATAATATACAGACCCATGCATGCTCTTCTTTGTCAATATGATGAGATCGTGTTTTAAGCCCTATTTCATTCAATGCTTTGAGAATTGGAATAGCTTCTTTATTTGCCACAAAATCACCATCTCCAAAATTAACAATTTTATAATTTTCATTTAATTCATGGTGATGATTACAGTACTTATATTTACAAGTTGCAATATGTTTAGTATCTTTTATATTAATCTCATTATATTCCTTTTCAATTCCTTCCCACTCTTTCTCAGTTATAACCTCACCAGTAATCTCATACTCTACATTATTAATATTTAACCCAGCTTTTAAACCATTTAAAAAATTCTCAACATTTATATGAGTGGTATCATCACTTTTTATTATACTACCATCACTCACATTCACTATTGCAAAATTTTGATAATCTAAAAGATAAATATCATCAAACTCCATTTCTTCATTGTTGTTATTCATTTTTTTTAAATATTTTATATCATATTTGTCTGGAATGTAATACTTTATAATTTTTAACATTTTTATCCTCCTAAGTTAATTTTAATGAGCATATCACATAACCTTCATTTTTTACTAATATTTCAACTAATTCTTCATCAGTTATATCCGATGGACAAACATAAATTTCATCTTTTAACCACTCTTTAGCTTGTGAACAAGTAATCAGCCTGTTATTCATTATTCCTCCCTCCTCCTTTGCTAGTTTTTCCATATTAATATCAGCAAATAGTTTATCTATTTTTTCGGCGTCAAATATATTTTCTGGTTCACCATAATGTGGAATCAAAGATAAAATTTGAATTAATGCGTTATCTAACTTTTCTGACATCTCTCTCATTTCTTCACCTGTATAAGTTCTACCATCTTCGGATTTTTTAATAGATTCGTGTATTTGTTTATATTCTTCTTTTTCTAATGCTTTAGCTAGTATATTTGTTCGCTTTTCTAATTTTTTTATTTTATTATTCATATCATCATATTCTTTTTTTGATAAAATTACCGAATTTTTCATATTATCCTCCTAAATCAATCTTTTATATCTGATGTTTTATCACCGAGTATTTCTAATTGAGTGTCTACTAAAGAATTTATTTTATTGAAAATCCCAAAACAATCTTTTATACATAAAACACCTTCAATATTATATTCAACTGTGTATGGATTATTTTTAAAATTATCTATATATATTTTATCGCCAACTTCTAAATACAATTCTTTTAATAGTTGTTTACTTGTGAATTTCATTTTATCCTCCTAATTATTTTCAACATATTCAACTTCAATATGCTCTGGAATAGTAATTTCTTTTCTAAATACTTGAACAACATTACAATAATCATAATTGTAATATGAGAAGTATGAACCACTCCTGCTAATATTTTGTGATAAAATTATTCCAGTTGGTGTATACTTATTTCTTTTTGCGTCATAAATTGATAATTCCGCTACATTTGTCTTATAAGAATATTTGCCATCATCAACCCATTCTGATTCAAAATCATCAACTTCGTCAAATATATATACTTTATCATCAACCATTACACTAGCTTCTTCATCTGCAATGTTTTTATTATAATTATCATAGTCTAAATTATTAATTTTTTCTATAATCTTTTTAGTTAATTCTTTATTCATACTATCCTCCTTTAATTATATTTCATCTTCAAAGCTTTCAATAACTTTAATTACTCTATCAAGTAATTTATTCGTGTATTCAGTTATAAAAGTATCCATATCTTCTTCTAATTCTTCGTCCAACCACGATAGTGTTATTTCATCTAAAAATGGGGCTTCTTGTAATTCTTTCAAAATTAACATTTTTGTATCTTGAACAACATCTTCTATTAACAAATCTAAATCAATTCTTCCATAGTCTTCAAAATAATCTTTTATTTTTTTAGAATAATCCATAATATCTTTCTTACTCATACTCTCCTCCTTAAATATATTCCATCATCTCTCTAAACGCATTCCTGCTAACAGTTATCTCTCTAAAATCCATAAAATCATCATCTGATTCTATTCTAATTCTGATCGTACCATCAGTTTTTAGTTCTGTAAAATACATTGATTGTTTTTCGTGTTCCCTACATGTGTGTATTACACCATTTCTCATATTTTGCACCTTATTTTTTTCTCTTTTTTGTTTCCCATAATCAGTAGCAATTGCTCCTCTAAATGTATTATTTTCATACATTATTTACCCTCCCTTTTACTTATATTAATCTAAAGCTCTAAATCCACCCACACTCGGAATTATTATCTTAGGCTTATATATTCCACTTCGCTTGTGCCAATTACAACCAATATATTCTGTTTTTATATCATTACCCACTTTTTTATAACCATTTTCTTTTGCAAAATCATACTTTATTTTACTAAGCTCTATTTCCACAGCATCAGACCATTTATCTAATATCCTTCCACCTTCTAATGTGTTCGCATCTATGTGTTGCTCACATTCACACGAATTACATTCACAAACATCAACCCAACACCATACACAATCATTCATTATTTACCTTCTTTCTCTACTTTTAATCTAACTATATCTACTGCATATCCACCACTTTTGACACAATGTACCATCGGGTGATTTTTATTTAATATTTTAAATGGTTTAGTTTTGTCTAAAACAGCTAACCCAGATTTTGTTACTTTTTCTACATAAAATTCAAAATTGCCATCATTAACTTTTTTTCCTTTCAAATCAAATTTTAAGTTACCATATTTATCTGTTACAGATTCCATTATTATCTTCCTTCCAGTGCTGATAAAATTCAATACAAATGAATTTTTCTTCATGTTCTACGCTACCAATAGAAGAATAAACATTTGTAGCTTGTCCAACGTCTATTACTGCGTAATCTTCATTATCACTATCAAATACTATTTCATCTCCATATCCTTCTTTTTCTAACTTTATTAGTTTATTTTTTAGTTTACTTACAGTTAAATATTCAAACATAATATCAAATCCTTTTCCATCTATCTCTATAAGGACAATATCCTTTTTCATTAGCTTCACCAATACTAACATTCAACTTGCAACCATCTGTTAATGAATGTCTACAATGTTTACAAACCTCTACTTCACCAACCACAAAATATCTTAAGCCTTCTTCACTATACATATCACAAACCCAATTATTTGATTCGTCATAAATCTTACCTGTCATTAATTTTAAAACTTCACCCTTTTTTACTTTTTTATAGTCTTTTATACATTTGATATCAATCATATTATCTCCTTTCTGTATATTATATCATATTTAAATCTTCCTCATTTCAGAAGTATCTACTTTAACTAAGTCATCCATCCAATCATCATTATCATCATTATCATTTAAATGGTATTGACAATATTTTATAAAATCTTCTGCAACTAATTTTTGTTTTAACTCATCAATTGTATAATTTTTATTATCTTCTAAAACTCCAATTTTATAATCTTCAATTCTTATTTTCTTTGAACGAGTTTCATGTCTACTTGATATCCTGCCGATATTCCTCTCTGGTATTTTATAATATCCACGTTCTATTGCTAATTTACGACATTTTTCTTTGTCTTTTGCGAATATAACTTCACCAACTCTATAAACTGATTTCTTATTCTTTAATATTAGTGTCTTGCCAATATATTCAGTAACTATATAAAATAATCTCATAATATATAACCTCCAATCTATTTTTAATTGTTAATCCAACTTATAAAAACCAACTATCCTATATTTTATATCATTTTTATTTACATTAGTCATCTCTTTATATGCCTCAGTAACACTACTCTCACATATATTATTTAAATTGTTATAGTCAAAATTTTTACATGTGAATGTTTTGCTACACCATCCTACTTTTTCATCACCTACTTTTTTATCATCTACATAAAAATCTAGTTCTATGTGATATCTCTTTTCTTTTTTAAACATATTAAATATACTCATATTATCCCATCCCCATACTAACTGTCTCCATTATCCAACCACTTGCAACTTCCCAATCATTTTCATCTATATATTGATATCTTTCTGCTCTATGAGTTTTACCTTCTTCTTTATCATAAATCCATAGTTTACCTTGATTCCACCAATCTAAAAATATTATACGTTGAACATCATTTTCTAAACCAGATAATACTTCTAATTTTCTACCTTCATATATTGCATTAGCTGACTTATTTATCTTTTCCATTATTTCATCATAATTTTCTTCATTAAGTTCATGTACTTCTATCATATTAACCTCCTTTAATTAATTTATAATATCATTATATAGCAACTTTCATATATTGTCAAGTATTAATCTTATAAGTCTTAAACACTCTTAGCGTAAAAACCATCTGGACAATCCTTTATAGGATTTTTCCATATCTTATATCCTAGATCTAACATTTTATCAAAATCTTCTCTTATAACTAATATTGTACCGCTTTGGATATTATGACCGCAACAACTAGCGACCGTTTGTATTCCTTTATCCCATAAATCTAATATTTCATTTTTTAAACAAGCATCAATTGAAATATATTTTTTTACTGAATTTTTAGGATAAAATCTATGTTTTAAAATAATAATATTATTATAACTACCAAATTCTACATTTACACAATTATACATATCTACACCTCCTTTTAATATATAATATCACAACACATTATCAATGTCAATATTTAGCTACAGAATAATTATCTGGGTGTATAATATACTCATATAACGAACACAAGCGATTTTACACCCCATAGAAGAGCTTTTTAGGTGTTGCTGGTACAATTGGTATCTAAAGCATAAAAACGCCTTCTATGTACCTTAATATCGCTTATACCACTTTGTGTATATTATCTGGATGTGCTATCATAACACCAATAAATGAATCATGATAGTGATAACTGTCATTGAAGGATTGATTATATGATAATTCCAATTGATCATTATTTATTGGATTGGTATAAATAAATATCTCATCTTTACCAATTCCTTTATCAAATAATATTGTCCATAGTGCTTTTTCTAGATATTTATTCAATCCCATCACCCATTAATATATAGTTCTCTAATTCATTCAATTCTTCTAAGGTATCTACCCTATTAATATAAATATGATTTTGATAACACATTGTAAAAAATTCACTATTATCATTTAAAGCGTTTCTTATTTCAACTTCTATTTCTGATATCTGAAAACTATTTAAATTTTCATGTTTATAAACATAATAGTATAAATTATATAATCTCTCAAATGCTTCATAATTCTGGTCTTCAATAATAATACGATATTCTATATCATTATCTAATTCTAAATTATCCATTCTTAATTTCATTTGACCAGTTGTTGCTTTATTATTATATTCCCATGCTAATTCTTCTATTGCAAAAGCCTCTTCAAATAATTTATTAGACTTTTCTATAATTCTATCATACTTATTCATTACTCCACCTCCTCTATTACAGCACTAAGAATATATCCATCTGAATTTTCATTGTAAGTTATTTCATCATCCTTATATTTCCATAGTGACCAATAACCATCACTATCTTGATAATATACTCTATTACCATTTTCATCAAATACTGATAAGAAATCCTCTTTTATTTCTAATCTGTAATTACCCTTTTGTAAATCAATTAATCCATTAAATATTACCATTTTTATCATTCTCCTTTTTATTTTTTTATAATGTATTTTTAAACACAATCTCCACAACAAACTCTTATTTTTGAAAGTTCTTTTTCTACAGCTAATTGAATATCTTTATCAAATTTATCTGCATCTTCCCACAATAATTCACCACTTGTAACGTGTTCATCGCCATCGTCATCAAACCATACACAACCAGTTGACTCACAACGATACTTTTCATTATATATTTCTTTAAAATTTACTTCTATTACAAGTCTTCCACCACACGATTTTCCATTGTATTCTACTTTAATATATCTTTCCATTTTGCTCCTCCTCTTATAATATTAAAAATCTTCACAATTTTTTCTTTTATTAATCAAATCGTCCCTATCAATTTCATTGATAATTTCATTACTTTTGTTAAATAAATTCTTTGACGTAGCATATATATCTCTATCCATTATGCTAGACAGTATTAAACTTTCTTTTTTTAATAATAATATTACATCATCATAAATTTGCTTTTTTATTTTATATCCACCATCTATGCGTAAAAGCAAGCTTATAACAAATGTTTCAAGACAATCTATTGCCATCAATGCATTTTTATATTCTAATAGCAATTCACTCATAACTTTTCCTCCTTTTTATTCTTATTCTAACTTAATTATTATTATACTATACTATATTACCTATGTCAAGAAAAAATATAAAATAATATTTGCAAACACTCAAATACTATGTTATAATACTTAGTAGGAGGTGTTAATATGAAACTTATTGATTTTGTAAATAACGAAATGCAAGACTTCTCAAACTTTAGTGAAGATAGATTGTTTTGATCTTTTCGATTCAAGAATATTAAATGCTGTTCATGGTGACTTTAATAATTCAAAAGAATTATCTGAATATGTGATGAAAGATGGTGATAAAATATCACTTGCTCAATGTATAATAGAATATAAAGAAAGTAACACATTACATATTGATTTTTTAAATTCAAATGTAAAAGATATATCTGGCTTATCAGAAAGAATAATTAATAATATACAGTCTGAGTTAGGTGATGTATTTAAGATCGATGATTTAAAAAGTAATAGAAAGAATATTTCTGGGCTTGGTAAAAAGACAATGAATAATATAATTGAATATGCAGAAAGTAAAAAAGAGTAGGGAGGTATTCTACTCTTTTTTTAATAGTTCTAATATATCTTTTAACAAGTGGTTTACTATTTTGTCAATATCTTTATTTATATTATTTTCATATTGTCTAAAATTATTAACAAGTCCAATCATAATTCCAATATTCCATGCTAGTTTGTATCCATATAATTCACTTTTTATTTTTTTTATATCCAATGTATCTCTAAAATCAAATTCATTATCATCTTTTTTAGAATGCCTTTGAGATATTATATTTGGGTCACTATACAAATTTACACCTATATTAATTTTGATACCAAGTCTTTTATATATTCTTAATGAGTCATTAATTATTTTTTTTAAATTACACAAATCATCGTGCTCTATCCCTTGGTGAAAAATACTTGCAATAAATGATCTGTCTAGTAATACTATATCACAATTAGAATTTATAACTTTTTCTGAAAGAAGTTTGACTCTGTCTTTATAAAAAATATTATAAGCATCTAAATAATTCAGTTCGCCAGATAACAAAATATCTCTATTAACGTTATAAAATGGTTGTCTTAAAACGTCTACTGTAAGATTATTTTCTAATATTTTTTGTTTCATTTTTTTTATTATAGTTGACTTACCAACTCCATTAGCCCCATCTATAACTACTATAATTGGTTTTCTCATTCCACATTCACATCCAATCCTAATTTGCTCATAGTTTCTTTTATAAACTTTTTAGTTTCAACATAATGTTCACCATATTCTTCTAACATTTTACAATCATTATCACGCAAAGTCTTCTCATATAAACTATCAAATAAATACTCGGCTTTTGTTGGATATGTCTTATCCTTAGAAGAAACTAAATATTTACCTTTCTTATCAGTTCTTACTTTTCCATTATCATCTAATAACATTTTAGCAACAGTATAACAATTGCTATCTGACGTTATTAGATATTTACTTTTTAAGTTTTTGGATTCTATAATAATTTCCATCAAAGATCACTCCTCTTCATTTTCTATTTCAAAAATAACTTTTTTCATTTTTACAAATTGATTTTCCTCTTTCATAAAACAGATTTTACATACGTTATAATTCCCAAATTTTGAAGCTACTAACTTTTTTGTCTTCTGGAAACACCTATCACATCTTTTTCTTTCATAATTGTTAATAGTATTAAATGGTATAAATACCATTATAAATCACTCCTTTTATTCACAATAACTACTATATCAACATCGTTTTCATTTGTTACCATGATGTACTGGTTACTTTTTAATTCACCCAATCCAATATCTTTAATCCTATTCGCCTCTGCTTCATCATAAACTCTTGGTGTAATAAAAAACTGTAATAATTCCTTTTGAAAAAAATCAAGATTAGTAGTACCTAAAAAGTTAATTTCTTTCAATAGTTCATCATATTTATCTTCACTCATCTCAATATGAGATATTGAATAATTTGTTTTGGTTTTTACTATTACTATCTTTTCTAATATTTCGTTTAATACCATTTTGTTCAGCTCCTTTATTTTAATTTTAGTTTAGTTTGTTAATAACATTAAGGGTATAATTATTGGTGCTGTAATTATAATAAATATTTTTATATTTTCCATTAAAAAGTTTTTAGAATTTGTAATTGCATTAATAAAAGTATTTTCAAAATCATAAAATTCTACCACAAATATTGTCCAAAATATAAATAATAATGATAACAACATACAAAAAATATACGTTATTAATGCTAATATAAAGTCAATCATTTTATCCTCCTCTATAGTTTTATCTGCTATGTCCTCTGTACTTATAATTATATCATACTATTATATAATTGTCAATGATTATTTGTATTTATTTTTATGTGCTGCTATTTAATATTATATCACTCCAAAACTTTAATCTATTTTTATCAACTTATTAGTCAACTTATTGTAATCTTTTACGTAATTATCGTTAAACCTTACTTTATCTGTGAATTTACTCATCAAATCATCTAATTTACTATTATCATAATCCTTGAATTTATCTCTAATATCTATGTGCCTTTCTTCAGCACGTTTTTTTATTTGGTATACAATTAGGTCGTTTATATCCTTCATATTAAAATTTAACACACTATCTTCATTTCTCAACATATTAGCAATTAAATCTATATTGTATGTTATTTGTGTTTTATAATTTATATCAATAACATGAATATTATAAAATAAAATTTCGTTATCCTCAATCACATTAAATAGCATATCTTTTAAAACTTTATTTATTTCTTTATAAAAACTACTCAACCTATAATCTTTTGATCCTTCTATTTTTGATTTAATTGCAAATCTATACCAATTAATATTATCGTAACTATCAAATCCAATATTAAATATTTCGCTATATTTATCTAATACTCTTCGTTCAGCAGTTTGATAATAAGACTCTATACTTTTTAATTTATTCTTTATATCAACACCTTTTAAAGAACCATTTACTAATATATCTTTATAACTTGTTGTTTCTATTCTATCAGTAATATCGTCTAATTGTTCTTTGCTTAATATTTTCAGTGTCTCTTTACTTGTATTTTTATGTCCTTGTTTTAAAACCCTCCTATCAATATTATAATCAATAAATGGTGTCTCAAATATATATTCTATTGCACCTTGATTCTTTAAATCATTGAGAGAGTCTTTTAAGTTTTTAGTGAGTTTATTTCTAACCATTGACATAAATTCATATGTTGCGTTTACATTGTTTAATTCTACATCGACATTATCTGCTAGAAACTTTGTAGGGGAATATTGATATTTCTTAAATAGATTATTGAATGTCTTTAAATCAAATAATAACTCATTCTTTGGAATTAAAACTACATAATCACCATCGTTTATTTTTACCCTTTTATAATTCTCTGTTAAAAGTTTTAATATTCCCAAATTCATTATACCTTTTAATGTATTAATATCTAAAAAAACTTTATCATCTGGTATATTAATTCTTTTAAATAAATATTTTCTACCATCCATATTTACTTGTTCAGTATATTTTTCTAAATATTCATCAATTATCTTGCCAGAGTTACCTTTATTTTTGCTTTCTGGTAATCCCATATAACTAATAACTTCCTTTCTATTCTTATATACCTTATCTAATTCTAAATTCTTAATACATTTTACAATTGTTTTCTCATTTAATCTTTCAAACTTATTTTTAATAACATCACTCTCCTTGATAATATACTTTAGATAACTGCCACTTACATAAACTATTATATCATACAATGATTAATTTGTCAAAAATTATTTATATATATATCAAGTTAGCTAAAGTAATAGGTCTAACTGGAGTTCTTTTAAACCACCCAAATAAGTTCTCCTATTGACCTAGAAGTTTAGCTAACTCAAAAATCAGCTAAATAATCTTCACGTGTGATAGTATAACTGATATCTAAAGTATCACACTTAGACACTCCCTCTCAATAAATAATATTATCATGCAGACAAAGCTTTAGCTTTGGATGCGACAAACAGCTTTGCTGTGCGTCAGGGTCTTCTTTATAAAGAGCAAGTTCAAAGTCAAAACACTTATCCTAGTGCAAAGAGCAGCACTAGGATAAATATATTCCTTTATTACCACCCACAAATCTAATTTTTGACATTAGAGTTATTGTATGATATAATATAATTAATAGATGATATTGTTAATATAATGTATTGGAGATGATATTTATTGGTGACGAACACTATACAGAAGGAAATAGTTATCACAGAGTAATTAATAGTTTTGTGTATTTCAATGAGAGTATTAAAAAGGTAGATACCTAAAAGGAGGTGTATTATGAAAAACTTTAAATTAGCAGAGAATGATATTGATGATATTTTAGATAAATTAGATGATGGTATTACAAATGAACTAGAAAGACTAGATCACGTTATGTTATTATTAGATGCACATGATGATTTAGTTGATGCCTATGTGTCTGGTGAAATGATTGGTTGGGAAACTGACGATGATATCGAGGATCTTTTTAACAAGCTAGATAAATATATTGGAGCTGAATAAGAGGAGATGGTTTAAATTAATGTAAAAGTTAATTTTATAGGAGAGAGTCATGAGGTTGTTAGTGGTAGCATGACTTTAGTTGAATATGGTGATAAGAGAATGCTTATAGAAGCTGGGATGACTCAATCAAATGATATGAAGACAAACTATATAAAGAATAAGCGAATGGTTGAAGAATCTAAGCCAAGCACATTGGACTTTGTTTTTTTGATGCATTCGCATGCCTGATCATATTGGTTTAGTACCAGCACTTATTGCAAATGGGTTTGATGGTAAAATATATATACCAAGACACTCCAAACAAATAATGAGAGATATGTTGTATGATGGAGCTTATCTAGCAGGTAGGACTGCTTACTGCTTATCTACAAATAAAAAAGAATATGATGCATTATATACTAATCATGATGTGAATATGGCATTAAATATGGTTGTTGAGTTAGATGATGTTAGAACTAATATAGATGATAATATATCTATTGAGTTATTTGATAGTGGTCATATATTATTAGCTAAACAAGCGTTATTTTATTTTAAAGATAATATGAATGAAAAGAAATTGTTATATACATCTGACTTAGGTGATAAGTCTATAAAAAATAGCTTTGCAAATAAATTGCAGCATATTAACCATGCAGATATTGTAATTTCAGAGAGTACTTACGCAGATATAGATAGAAAAGATATTGAAAGAGATAGAAAAAAAGATTTATCCAAACTTAGGAATATAATTAAACATAATAAAAAGGTAATAATACCAGCATTTTCATTAAGTCGTTCACAAAATATATTAATTGATTTATATGATATGTATAAGGATGACACTAATTTTAATAAAAGAGTTATAGTTGATAGTCCACTTACTCAGAAAGTGTTTAATAATTATCTAAAAATATTAGAGGATACAAAACAATTTGATAAATATAATAAGTTATCTAGTGCAATAGAGTGGTATAATGTTAAATTTACTAGGAATGTGAAGGAGTCTAAATCATTAATAGCTAAAGATATGCCACAGGTTATTATAACAAGTAGTGGTATGTTACAAGGTGGTAGAAGTGTATTCTGGACAAAGAGTATTATTAACAGAAATGATTGTGCAATAGTACTCTCTGGATATCAAGGTGTAGACACATTAGGATATAAAATAAAAAATTGGGATAGAATGAAAATAGATATAGATGATGAGATATATGATTTTAAAGTTGAAGTAGATAGCTTGGATAGTTATTCTTCACATATACAGTATAATAGTTTATTAAAATATCTATCAAATATAAATAGTAACGAAGTATATTTACATCATGGTGATCATAATAATAAAGTAGAATTTTCAAAAGTATTAAAGCAGGAATATGAGAATAAATTTAAGACTACAAAAGTAATACCAACTAGAAAAGATATGATAGTAGAATTTTAGTATTGTAAATAATTAAATTAATTTTTGACAACTGTATAATAGTGTGATATAATGGGTTTATAGTAAGAAGTTGAAGAAACTTAATTTTGTTTCTTTTCTGCGTTAAGTAATTGGATTTTGGTTGGTCACAATTTCTTAGCTAATTTAATAGAAGATTTATGTTAATCTGTATTAGGGTTTATACAGTAAAAATAATTAAACCCATTTAATTTTAACATAAACAGTATTATAAGTATAAAAACCCTTTGGCGGACACCAAAGGGAAACATAGTTTATTTTTTATACAAAGTGATTAAAGTGAATAATTTATATTAACAAAAACTTTAGCTGACACTAAAGTGGAATAATGATTTATTTTTTATACAAAGTAATTAAATACTAGGTCACAGTAAACCTTTTCTGAAATTGCTGAAACGTATTGCAACGTTCATTGCTTAACACAAAATACAAATCAATGACATAATTTTGTGGCGAAATTACCAGTTCTTTTTTATGTCATTAAATATCTAGATGTGGGAGAGTGGTTATCCGCAAGCTTTGGGAGCTTGTCTACGCAAATTCAAATTTTGCCATCTAGACCAATAGAGCTTGGGATGCCTATCGAAGAAGCAGACTAGCCCAAGCCATTTATATAATGCGGGGTGGCGTGTTGGGTCGCCAATGAGGTTCATATCCTTATCTACGCTGATTCGATTTCAGCCCACCGCATCCAATAAACATGTGAATAAAGGTTTATATTAGCAATACCACAAACCAAAAACCTTGAGCCTTAAATTGGCGACAGACCATTAGGTAATTCTATAGGAGCGTTGTTAGGTGGTATAAAAATAAGCGAGAATAGCTCAATTAGGCTAGAGCCTCTGGTTTCCAACCAGAATGTTGTGAGTTCGATTCTCACTTCTCGTTCCAAATATGGAAGTCTAAACTTAAATCACTAGGGAAGTGAATTGGTCTCCAAAACCAATGTTAATGCGTTCAACTCGTAAGATTTCTGCCAATATTATGAATAAGGTTAAAAAATAATAATTCTAATAATGGAGCATAGTTCAGTTGGTAGAACAATCGGCTGTTAACCGATAGGTCAAGAGTTTAAATCTCTTTGCTCCAGCCAAGGTTTAATAGATGTGCCTAAAACATCTACAAAATTTAAGTGACTAGGTTCATTACCGAAAAGATAGTAACCTACTATCCTGTCACTATAATATAATTAGGTGGATTATCAGAGGTGATAAAATGAAAGAAATATGGAAAGATATTGAGGGTTTTGAAGGAGAATATCAAATTAGTAATTTAGCAAGAGTAAAAAGCTTTAAAGGGAAAAGAGCTATAATATTAAAGCAATCAACTCAATCTAGAGGATATAAACAAGTAAGTTTACCTAGTAAATGTACTTTAGTACATGTATTAGTAGCAAGAGCATTTATTAATAAGCCAGAATATAAAGTAGAAGTTAATCATATTAATGGTGATAAGTCTTGCAATGAAGTATCAAATTTAGAATGGGTTACACATAAAGAGAATATGGAGCACGCATTAAATACAGGACTTCTACCTACATTAAAAGGCGAGAATACTAGTAACCATAAATTAACAAGGAAAGAAGTTATAGATATAAAAGCTTTATTAAAAGAAGGTATCTTAAATCAAATAGAAATATCGGAGAGATATAATGTTTCCAGACCAACAATTAGTAAAATAAATGTTGGTAGAGCATGGAGTCATATTTAATCAATAAATATATTGGTTTTGCGAAGTTTGGGGTTTTAAAAAGCTTTTCTAGTTCGTTATTGATAATTTGGTTATATTATAGAGCACAAGATAAACAAACAATAAATAACAACCTGCCAATTTTGGCAGTATTTTTTTGATATATATGTTTTATAAAATACACAAAGGAGTGTAATATAAAAGGTTAAAGGAGTGGTTTAAAGATGAATGAAAAATTATATTCACCAAGAGAAGGAGAGAATTACGAGGATTATGGTATGAGGTTATATCGTAATTCAAAGGAATATGGATTAACAAATGAAATAATAGGTTTTTTATTAAATGATTTTAAAGGTGTTGACTGGGATGAATCAGCCCATAGAAAAAAAATAAAAGAGAGAATAAAAGGTTTTGACAAAGGATATAACATTGGTTTTGAAGATGGTTTTAATAAATGTAAAGAGGATGTAGTTAATAATGATATAAATATTAATGGTATTGAATCTATAACACCTAAAACGCATTTAGATAAATTATCTGATATGATAGGTGAATATAATATAATTAAAACAGCTGCTAGAAAAGAACAGCGTATACTTAGAAAATATATGCGTAAAGCTACTCCAGCTGTATTATTAGCAGAACAATATAGAGAAGCATTACAAAATAATGAGATACAATTGAGAAATATAAATGATTTTGAATTAGAAGAATTTAATAATACTGTAATAAAAGTTTTATTATCAGATTTTCACACAGGACTTGTCATAGAAGAATCTTATAATGAGTATAATTTTGAAATAGCTAAGAAGAGACTTAATAAATTTAAGAAAGAAATATTATATTTAGCAAAAGTAAATAATTCAAATAAAATATCAATAACTTTCTTGGGAGATATCATGGAAGGATATTCTATGAGGGCAGATCAACCATTTGATATTGAATTTACTCAATCACAACAGATAGAGAAGTCACAGCAATTAATATATGATTTTTGTATGGATTTTGCCGATAAAGGATATTATATTGAATTATCTGGAATATCTGGTAACCATGATCTTTATAGAATAACTAAAACTGGTAGAAATTCTCTTCCAGATGATAATGCTGTAAGAACAATTTTTAAGAATTTACAACTAGTATCAAAAGTAGCTAATAATGATAAGTTTTATGTACATGAACAAGATAAATTTGATGAATTTACAGAAGAAATTAATGGTGTATTGATCAAGAGCGTACATGGAGATAATGAATCTAAAAACGATAAAAATAAAATACAGAAACACTCTAGTATTATGGGTGAACAAGTAAACGTGTTATTATTGGCTCACTTACATCACTATAGAGCGATATCAAGAAATAGAAATGAGCTTGAAATATATTGTGGTGCACTCACAGGAGCTAATGACTACTCTAAAAAGAAGGTGAAACAAATAGCAAATGCGTCACAAACTGTCTTAGTAATTAGAGAAGATGGAATGTATTATCCATTTAATATAGACTTACAAGAAACTAACTAAGCAACCACAGAAATCGTGGGCTATGTGATTTTTCTAACTCCTTTTTCATGTAGTCCACATGTTTTGATAAGGTGATAAAGACTATTATTTTATTTATTTTTATTTATTTATAAAAGTCTTTATCGCCTATATAAATTAATTTTTGACAATAAAACTAAAGTATGGTATAATATACATAGTAAGGTGATAGGTTAGGTTTATTATTAAAAATAATCTAATTTTTTTTGTAATTAGACTTGACAATATTAATATTATATTATATACTATAAGATTAGCCTTATTTAAGGGAGTGATACAATGGCAAAAAAGAAGAAAGATAAAGGATATTATTGTTCGGAATGTAACAAGCTAAAAAAAGCAGGCGACTTTTACAGCATGCAACATAAATATATGCAAAGAGATAACAAGTTTACAATATGTGCAGACTGTATAAAGAATTTTTCATACTATAACCCAAATGATAGAGAGAGGGTAGAGTTAAAGAAATTTCAAAAGATATTAATGAAATTAGACTTACCATTTATGAAGGATATATATCATAGTGCTTACTTATCTACATATGACACAGTGGGGAAATATATTAACATACTACAATTCCCACAATATAAAAATAAGTTAAGTTGGGAACACAGTGTATTCTCAGAAGACATTGAAGAAAATGATAAAATGAAAGAAACGCTAGTTGATGAAGTAGACCTTATGAAAATGATAGACGATCAAGATAAAGTTGAGGTTATTGGTGGATACTGGGAGTTTACAACAGTATTAAGAGATAGATGGGGAAACAAATATGAATTAAAGGATTTAGTAGAGTTAGAAAAAATATATCTAAAATTAAAAAGTAGTATTTTAATAGAAACCGAAATGGACTCTATTAATTTAATAGATGCATGTAAGGCAAAATATATGTATGATGAAGCTATGGTTAGTGGTGATACTCCAGCCAACATAGATAAATTAAGGAAAAATAAGGATGGAGCATTCTCAAAGCTTAAAACAATAGATAGTGGCTCTAGAGCACCATCATTATCATTATTATTTAAACAGATAGATGAAACAGAGGGTGGCTTAGAGATATTAGAAAAGTGGAGGAAATATCCAAGAGATGAGATAGACATGATAGCATATTTAATAGTGGTTAAAAATAAAGAACATCATGGAATTAGTACAGATGATTTTAGTGAAAAAGATATGTATAATATATACGAAAGAAGAGCGAAAGAATATAAGGATAAATTGAAAGATGAAGGAAAGCAGAGTTTGTTAGATAGAATAACAGTGTAGGTGATTAGATGGGACTTAGAGATGTAGATAAAAAAACACTGTCTGTCGCTGAAAAATTAGTTTATGAGAAATATTTTGAAGCAGATACGTCAGACATTGTAAAAAAATATGATAATTTCTTTTATGAATTTAGACAATGGGCATATTGGTATCCAGATAAGTTTTTAGAAATGTTTGCCAGTGATAATTTTGAATTAGACCCAGATCAAAAATTAACATTAAGGTTATTTGTAAGAGGTCAATATACTAAATTTGTACAATCAAGAGGTACTGGTAAAAGTTTTATTGCTTACCTTGGCATGGTTGTGAAAGCATTAATACTTCCAAATTATGAAGTAATATTTGTAGCACAAACAAGAGAAGCTAGTGCTAGAACATTAAGTAGTAAATATAATGAAACTATGAGAATGATGCCATTCTTAGAGAATGAAATATCTGGCAATGGGCCCAACAGAGATAGCAAAGAGATGTTTAATCTTGAATTTAAAAATGGTAGTATTATAAGAAATGGTATTGCTGGTGAAGGACAAAGAGGAGATAGAGCAGTAGACGTTGTTATTGATGAGCAAATGTTTGTTAGCACAAAAATAATAAATAATGTTATAATACCAATTATATCAGAGCCAAGGAAGAGTTTAAAAGATGGAAAACAAGGTATACATGAATTTAATTGTATAAAAGGAATAAGTTCAGCAGGATACTATGGTAGTCCAGCACATTCAGACTATATCAAATCATATGAAATAAGTGCGAATGATGGCGATAATTTTACAATATGTAGTGATTATAGCCTGCCTCTTATGTATAAAAGGGCATTTGACAAACCAGATGTAGATAAGATGAGAAAAACATCGTCTAAACTTGAATTTGATATGAATATATTGTCTAATTTTGGTGGTTCTGGTGAGGGTGGTCTAGTATCAATAAATGATATTGAGCTATGTAGAACACTTGAAAAACCAGAATTTAGAGCGGATGGCAAACATGAATATATATTTGCCTATGACGTTGCTAGAAACTGGAATACAGGTAAGACAGATGACAGTGCTTTAATAATAGGTAAATTGTTTAGGTCACCAAATGGTGATGTTGGAAAAATAGCTATAGTAAATATTGTAACGATAAGTGCAAATGAAAAATTTGAAAGACAATCATTAATAATAAAAAAGATGGACGAATTATTCAATCCATCTGTTATAATACAGGATGCACAAGTAATAGGTGTAGGTCTTTGTGAGAAGCTTATGGAAGAGACAGATGGTGGAGATAAAATATATCCAGCATATAACACAATAAATACACCAGAGACTCCAGATACTGATAATTATATTACAAAATTATATGCACTACAATCAAGTAGAGTAGAGACAAAACAATCAGATATAATAAAATGTGCAATAGATGCGTTTGATAAAAGGAAAGTTGAGTTATTAGTTCCACCTAGTAGAAGTGTAGTGTCTTCTAGGAATAAAGATGATTTTGTAAAAGAAGAATTGCCACTATATGAAACGATGGCAATGATAGAAGAAATACTTAATTTAGATACTAAATACAACGAGAAATCAGACAGTTTAAGTATTAGTCAGAGAACTAAAGGAATTAATAAAGATAAAATAATGGCAACTATGTATTTGATATTTTATGCACTAGAGAAGATGAATGTTAAAAAGGATAAGCAATTAGATACAAGTAAATATTTGTCAATGTTTAATTGATTTTAGAAAGGAGGTATAAATGGATACAAAAGAAGAAAAGAAAGATATAATTGATCAACCATCGTATACTGATATTTATACTAAACTATCTAAATCATTTCCAGATAAAGACGATGAACAAATAACAAAAGAAGCATTAAAGGCTTATGAGTTTGAACAAGAGTTTTATAGCAATTTTGTAAGTGATAAAGATGGTAATAAATATTTTAATCTGAGCTCATTTATGAGTGGTTCTGGAAACTTTAATGAAGTTATTGGCGATGCAAATAGATTATTTACTCCAGAACAAGTTCAGACATTTGTTCAATATCCTAATAAGAGTAGAAAAGAATTAAGGGATGTTTCTAGGAAGTTATATAACTATATACAGGAGTACAAGCAGTTAGTAAAAAGATATGGTACAATGCTTAACTATTATCCAGTGATCAATCCAACAGATGATGTTGAACCAGCTAAATTTTTAGATACTTTGAGGTGGTTTGAGGGATATAATTATAAAACCAGATTACCACAAATAACACAGAGATTACTTATGCAGGATGTATTCTTTGGTTATGAATTATCTCAAAATGGTACAACAAATAAAATATTAAAAGAGTTACCATTTGATTATTGTAAATTAAAAGGTAGAGATAGATTTGGTGTATATAAATATAAATTTAACCTAACTTATTTTACTGGCAGAGAACATCAAATAAATAATTTTCCAGATGAATTTGGAAGAGCTTATAAGAATTTCAGAGATAATACTAGTAGAAAGAGTAATTGGTTTGAGCCAAATAATAGAAAGCAATTTGCTTTTAAATTTGATACAACATTAAATTATGCATTACCTTATTTTACTGGTCTATTTGTAGACCTTGTTCAATTACAAGAGGTAAAGTCTGCACAGGCAGAAGCGAGTAAGATTGAGAATTATAAATTAATTCACTTCAAAATGCCAATAAACGAGAAGTCTGACAAAAGGGATGATTATCGTATTAGTCCAGATGACGCAAATGTATATCATAGAAATGCAGCTAAGAATACACCAACTGGGGTTGGGGTAGTTACAAATCCATTCCCAATAAATGTAGCATCATTAAAAGGTTCTAATGAGGCAAATAGTAATATAGTTGATAGACATTTTACAAACTTATTAAGTTCTGCTGGTATGTCTAGATTATTATCAAATAGCAATACAACTGGTAGTACAGGACTTGAAGCAAGTGTAGAAGTAGATAATGCTTTAATGTTTAATTTACTCAGACAATACGAGGCGTTTTTCAATAGACAAATATTTTACAAAACAGATACAACAGCATATGAATTTAGCTTTTTAAACAGTTCAGTACACAACGAGACACAAGTCTTCGAGAAATATTTAAAGGCTGGTCAAAGTGGTTTGAATAGATTCTATATAACAGCTTCATTAGGGATAGGTCAATTAGAAGCTATGTATGGTAGAAAGATTGAGAAAAAATTAGGCTTAGACGAATTGTTTAATCCTTTAGAATCTTCACATACCCAAAGTGGTAGTGAATCAAGTACTGAAAGTATCGATCCCGATGTAAGTGATGAAGGTAGAAGAACAAGAGATAAGGAATAGGTGGTGAAAATGGATAAAGATAAGTTAAAAGATGTATTACTCAATTGTAAATTTGAAAAATATGAGTCAGATAGTGAAGATCCTAGATTTTCAAAGGCAAAGATATGGGTAGCACATACTGGATGGAATTATAATTCTACATATTTCTCAAAAGAAATGTTGCAAGATATGGCTGAAAATAGTCTTGGTGGAATACCTTTAGTGGCTTTCCTAGAAAAAGATGAGGATAGTAAAGATTTTGCAGCTCATGAAGAAATTGTAGTTTTGGATGATGATGGTAGTATTAAATTTGTTTATGTAGGTGTACCATTCGGTTTCGTACCAAAGAAACCAGATTGGTCATTTGAAACAAAAGATGTAGATGGAGAATCAGTAGAATATCTAGTAGTAAATGACGTACAAATATGGAACAAGTTTGATGGCTCTGAATTGTTTGATGATATAAAAGGACAATCAATGGAGTTATTACCAGATAATTTAGATGGTACTTATACAACTGATTTACCATCAAATCATGAGGCTTTAGTAGATGGTAGAGAAGGATGGTTTGTTACAAGTGCAACATTCGATGCTTTGTGTGCTTTAGGAGATAATTACGAGCCAGCAATGAAGGGTTCAGTAATTGAGAAATTCTCAAATAAATTTACTAAAAATGGTTTCAAACAATCTGTACAAGATATGTTTGCTGAGTATGCAAAGGAATTAGATAAGGGAGGTGAAGATATGGAAAAGAAAACAGAAGAGAATTATGAACTTAATTTTGATGAAAAATTAAAATTGTTAGATGAAAAGTTAAAAAGTGAAGGTACATTTGTTAACGATTGGCATGAGGAGACACATAAATTTATTGCTTATACCGCTGATAGTGAATATGTATTCTATTGGAATATACAAGAGGACTGGAAATTATATGGTGCTTCATATACAATGACAGATGGTGAAGTTATGATTGATATGGAAAATTCTTTTGAGGTAGTTAACGTTATAACTCCTAAATCTGATGCATTTGAAAAAGATATAAGTGTTAAAAGTGATAATTTTGCAAAAGTTGTATCTGATTTCTTAAATGATAAATTTGAAGCTATTAAAGATGAAAAAATTAAAGAGTTAACTGAAAAACATAGTGGTGAGTTATCAAGTAAAGAAGAAGAATATTCAAAAGATTTAGAGACTAAAGATTCAGAAATTAAAAAGTTAGGTGATTTCAAAGCAAAAGTATTACGAAATCAAAGAACTGATTATGTTAATTCTGTTTCAAATCTTAATGAAGATGAAAGAAAAATCCTAATAGAGAGTATTGATGAATATACTATGGAAACTCTAGAAGATGAAGTAGCTAAAATAATTGGTAAAAAGTCAGTTAAGTTTACAAAAAATATACAGACGACAATCTCAGATGAGTTTGTTGAAGAAGAAGAAAGTGACGAAGAAGAATATGACGAATTAAATCGTTTTATTAAAAAGTATTCAAGAAAAAATGAGGAGGAATAATTAATGGTTTTATTTCAAGGGCAACAAAGATACGTTGGTGGAATTGAGAATGTAGTGCACGATGCAGAATTAGTAAATGGTAATATCGTAGGATTAGGAACAAAGGTATCTGGTGAAGACCAGTACAACGCAGTTTTACCTGCTACAGCAGGTTTAGATACAGAAGAATATTTACTTGTATTACAAGATCCAATTTCTTATGTAGCTGGTGCAGATCCAGAGGATTACACAATAGCAATTGGTACACCTTTTAAGGCGATTCATTTAGAAGTAGGCAATAAGATTACATTACCAGTAGCAACATTAGCAAGTGCTGCAACAGTTGGAGATTTTTTAGTTCCTGCTAATGGTACAGCTAAATTAACACCTGCCGCTGATTTATTAGGAGGAACAAGATTAGTATTAAAAGTTGAAGCAATTGATGCAGTATTAAAAGTTGGTTCATATCGTGAAACAGATGGTGTTTTAGCTAGAGTTATTACAGCGTAATTAGAGTATAATAGGAGGTAATATAATAATGAAAAGAGAAAAAAGAGAAAAGATTAAAATAGTAATGGAGGACGTTTTTAGCGAGTCACCATCAGGCAATTACGATGGTGATAAGCCAGAGAAGACTTTAAAGAATATCTTATTTGAAATTTTAGGTACAGAAAAACCAACAGCTATGGATTTAATTTCATACAAAATGGACGATTTTTATGCTATCGTTGCTGAGGTAGTTGGTAAGGAAGTTTCTGAAGATTTAGAGCAATCATTTAATTTTGCAGAGTATGCAAATGTAGCTTGGGGAGACGAGAGAACATTTGAATTAGACTCACCAGAATTATTCCACGCAGGCGTAATTGCAAAAGGTAATGGCGACATTGCTATTCAAAATATCACTAATGGTTTTATTGATATTGCAACTGACGCAATCGCTATTAAATTCGCAGTTCCATTTATGAGATGGGTATCTGGCAGAATTGATTTTGACAAGTTAAAGCGTAAAGTTGTAAGTTCATATGTTAAAAAAGTTAGAACACTTGTATATAAAGCATTCTTTGAGACTGCTTCTTATAATAGTGATGCTAATTATAATGTAGCAGACACTGCTGGTTTAAATTCTGCAAGTCTTAATACATTAGCTTATAAAGTTGGGGCAGCAAACAACTCAGATGTATTAATTATGGCTACTAAACCATTTATCAACGCTTATGCAGGTAGTAATACTTTATCAGAAGTTGCATTAGAGGAAATTAGATTGACTGGTGCAATAAAAATGAGCGATGGTAACATGTTAATGGCAGTAGATAATGTATTAGATGAAGATGACGCATTTGTTCTTGATGACGCAACTGCAATCATTATGCCAGTTAACTCTGAAAAGATTGTTAAAATTGTTGAAGAGGGTGAAACATTAATCAAAGAGCAAGTTAATATGAATGGTGACATGTCTAAAGAGTATATGTTCTACAAGCACTTAGGTGTAGGTGTAGCAGCAGCTCTTAAGTATGGTAGATATACTTTCACAGGTTAATTAATTGGAAAAGATATATTAGGGGTGTTTATTCACCCCTAAATTTTAAAAAGGAGGATAAATAAATGAATATTTTAGATAAGGCTAAGGAAATGAAAATTGTTGAAGAGGTAGAAGTGGATAAAAAAGAAACTGTAATTGAAGATACTGAAAGCAAAGAAGTTGAGACAGTAAAAGAATTATCTGACGATGATTATGTTTCGACATTTAGTTGTTTTAGAGGTGAGTTAAATTTAACAAGTAGAGATGCTGCTGAATATGATAAATATATTTATGATGGCTTTTTAGAAATGAAACAGGTTAGATTTGGTTTCTTGAAATCACTAAGAAGAATGAACTCGAAATCTATTACTAAGCCAATGTTTTATATAGCAGACGAACAAGCTATCAAACAATTGAGATTAGAAAAAGAATATGAGAGTATACTTGATCCAAGAGAATTAGTAGATGTATTAAAGAAGAACACAAAAGAATTAATTGAGTTTATTGATAATTCAGACATGAATGTAAAGAAGATGGTTAGACAATTAGCAATGACACAGATTCAAAATGATGAGCTAACACATCGTGGTAAGATAAAAGTATTGTCAGAGAAACTTAATTTTAAATTAAATGATTAAATAAGAGTGGTGATATAAAATGACACCTTATACAGATATATTTAACAAGTTTAACATAGCATGTCAATTTTATGATTTAGATACTATGGTAACAGCTAAGGCAGAAGATTTCTTAATAAAACTTATGGATGATGCTATAATAAATTTTAGAAGTACAAAAGTAAACTTAACTGATAGAGATGACACTTCTAAAACATTCACAAATGATTTATCACCAATAGTCAAGAAGATTATAGCAGAATACATGATTTATGGATGGACTGAAAGATATGTAAATGACCAAGATATGTTAAAACAATTCTTGTCAACAAATGCTTTTAAGATGTTTAGTCCAGCAAATCAGTTAAAGGAATTAAGAGCAGTTAATAATAGAGCTTTTTCAAAGGCTCAAAACTTAGAGACACAATACAGTATTGCAAACAATATTGGTAATCTAGGATAGGTGATAATGATGGATAAGAAGAAGATTGTTAAAGAATTAAATACATGTTTAAAGATGATGGATAATAGAGTTATAGAAGGTAGCGTAAATACTCAGATAGAGTTAGTATCTAATATGATTAGAAAGGATTACTCTGTAGATGAGGATTTTGATAAGGATATAGATACTCTGAAAAAAGTATCTGACTATAATGTAAGAAAAAAAGTGTTGAAAGACTTAATTAGAAAATATGTTAGGTAGGTGATTAAATGCCTAATTACAATGGAATTTACACTGGCAATGGATTTTCTGATAGGATGAGAGATAGAGCTCGTGATATGCTAAGACGCACATTTAAAAATGCGATAACATATAAAGAGATAGATAAATATAATGTTGATGGTACAATAACAAATTATTTTCCTATACAAATATCAAAGAGTAGTAATAAAATGAGAAAGTATAAGAACTTTATCTCTCACCCAGATTATCCAGTTGGTTACGGTAACGTATTTAAGCTATCAGATTATTTCTTAATAGTCACAGAGCTTAATGATAGTAATCAAATAAGCGATGATGGTGTAATGTGGAAATGTAATGATGTATTAAAGTGGAAATTCAATGGAACAATATATGATCAAAGATGCTTTATTGATAAAAAAGGAACTACATTAAGTGGTTCAGGTGAAAATTTTACAGTATTAAATAATAAGATTATAGTTTATGCACAAAGTACTGACAAGATAAAAAACATAGATGTAAACCAAGATTTTATATTTGGAAATTACTTTAAAACTGTTTACAAGCTAATAGGTATTGATGATAGTTCAAAAGATGGACTTTTAATAATGACTATGGAGAGAACACAGTCAAGTACTAGCGACAACCTTACCGACAATGTCGCCGACAATCCAAACGCAGATAGTGACGTATTACAGCTCTTTTCATCATTAGACGACACTTACTATCTAGTGACTCCAAAAGACGCTAAAATCACCGTTGATACGACTGTAAGCGTTAATATAGAACACTATGGAAGTGATGATGTTATAATAGCTACAAACTTTGATTATCAAGTAACTGGTGTTGTAAGTACTAGCTATGATTTAAATATTATAGATGATAATAATGTTGAAATAACATGTAATGAAAAAGTTGGAGATGCAGTATTAGAGATTACAAATGTAGATAATAGTGAAACATTAACTTATGATTTTAGCTTAACAGGGTTGTGGTAAAAATGAATATATATGATTATAGAAAACTATTTGAATTTAATTTAGAAGGCTTAGATAATGTTATTGAGAATATGATATTAAAATTAATGATTGATTCAGAAGATTTATGGAAGTTATTAAAGTATAATGATTTCAATGCATTAGCTAATGATAATTTAACTATGGAAGAGAAGAAAGAATTAGTTGAGATCAAACAGCCATTAAAGAATTCTAATAAACCATTTAAGTTAGTACCATATATGAATGGTCAAGTATTGGGTGAAGAAACTACAGAGATTAGAATTTATCCATACAATACTAATTTTACAAATGAAACTTATGTCACACAATCTGTATCAATAGAAATAATAACACACTATAATAACTATTTGATCAAGGATGGATTTAGAGTTGAGAGGATTAAGAGTGAAATAATAAGGGCACTTAATAACTTTAATTATGATAATGCAGATGGGATATTAGGTAGGTTTACATTCCAAGGTACTAATAGTAGAAATGCTTATTACACTGACTCATATATTGGTGCTAGGATGCTATTGATTGGTGATATAAAATGATTGATGAAATACTAAGTGATAACTTTAAAATATTAGATGGTAAAATTTCTACACAGTATGGTATTATGAGACAACCTAAAATGCCAGAGTATAATGAGTTTAATAGAAATATATCAATTTTTAAGAAATATCCACTTGCAATTAAATCAGATATGATGAATCTAATGTATCGTAAAAGTGATAATAAGAATATAAGAAAAAGATTTAGAGATGATTTAGAAGAGAATGAGATGGTTTATTTTATACTTCAAAATAAATTTGGTATTAAAGATGATTTGGGAGATATTATAGACTTTTTCTTTTTAGAACCAGCTGATAATATATATAATAAAATACTTGAATCTGATAAAGAGTGGAATAATTTTAGATTATTTATGTTAGATTTTTATGGCTTGAGTAAAGAGAGTGAATCTGGTGATAAAGAAGTAAGAAAGTTTGCCAAGTTAAAGAGATTCTTAGATGAGAAAAAGGGTAAAGCAATAACATTTGAAGTTATGTATACCTTTGTAATGCAATGGTATAAACCTTGGGAAATTGAGAAATTAACTATATATCAATTTAATAAATTTTTTGGCAGAATGGTTAAATTAGAAAATCATAGAACAACTAGGTTGTATAAAACAGTTGATTCTAAGGGTGATATAAAAGTTGTAAATTATTTAGCACCTAATGAGGAAGAAAGAGAAGCAAACTTCCTTAATTTGAGTGATATAGATTTAGAGAGTAAGACAGAAAAACATATTTAGAAAGGTATGGTGAATATAATGAAAGATAATATTAAATTTCAAGATGTTGCGATTGTATCGTTTGATTCAGCAGTAGGAGGGAAAAAAGTTGTTTACGGATTGACTGATAGTACTTCTATCAATCATGTAGTAAATTCAAGTGAGCTACGCGGAGGTATCTCTAATATTTACATTGACGAAGTATATGAGTCAAAGGATTTAGAAATAACAGTTACACCAACAATTGGTAACTTTTCATTAATGGCAGCACAAACAAAGAACTTAGAAGCTTTTACAAGTGGTAATACAGTTAGTGTTCCATATACTGTTACAGCAGAAGCTGTAGATAATGTTGGTGCAATAGAAATTGATTTAAGTAATTATACTCCACTTTTAGATGAAGTAGTAGTTCTTAATATCGATAATGAAATTAAAGCTTCCACATTTGCCACTGGCACAATTACAATTACAGATGGTGTTGCTGGTGATATATATAATGTAACATTTTTGCAAGAAGAGACCACAGCCGATGTATTAGAAATTGATGGTAAGGATTATCCAGAAACAGTTGAAAACCTTACGTTAGAAACTATTGGATATGACCCAGAAACTGGAGCTATTGCAGGCAGATTATTTATTGTGTGTGACTACGCCAAGCCTGATGGCAATTTCACATTAGATCTGGCGACTGCTACAAATTCTACGTTCGAAGTAAAATTCAAAGCTAAGCCTAAATTTTTAGGTACTAGACTAGCTAAGATTATTTGGGTTCCAGCTGTTTAATACAT